GCGCATTGTGGTATTTCAATCAGGACAGCGTCGACACCGATGTCATCGACCAGATGGGGAACGGGGCGAACCAGACCAGCCGGATCGGGACCGCAGTCATCACCGGAGACGATCCGCCCGGGTTCTCTTTCGCCACCTCGATGCCCGTGTCCGGATCGGGGGAAGGGTCCCTGTCGGCCAATCTCGCCCCGTTCGATCAGCAGAACACCGGATATACCCGGGGGGATTCGACGGCACTGTCGGCGTGGATGCGTCGGGGGGAGACGCCGCTGGTGATCGCCAATCCAGGGTTTGAGATCGACACGTCGGGATGGTTCGTCGACGGAGGGACTCTTCAAAGGGCCACCGCGCAGTTCAATTCTGGTACGGCGTCCGGGCTCATCGTTCCTGACGGGGTCACCGCCACCGTGGAGTCGGGTCTGACTACCGGGGCATCCCCATCGGTGGTCGAAGGTGTTGCGTACACGGCGTCGATATGGGCTTATTCCGCGACTGGGCATCCGTTCCGGCTGGTGATTCAGTGGGAGGATGGCGGTGGTTCCGGGGTCGGCAGTGACGTCGGGGACACTGTGGACCCACTACCTGAAACATGGACCCTGATCAGCGTGTCAGGACGCGCCCCTTCAGGAGCGGCGACCGTCTCGCCCAGGATCCGGGTCACCGGTACGCCCACCGGCGATGACCTGCTGTACATTGACGATATGTCGGTGTCCACCGACGATCTCGTGCTACTGGATTCCCCGCTGATCGCCTGAAGGAGATACGTCATGACCGATCCGGCGCTCCCCGCCGACATCGTCTTCGACCCGGCGAACCCTCCCGATGAGTTGCTCAGCCTGCCCCCCGGATACACCTGGGAACTGAAGATCACGGCCGAGGCCGAGGTCGTTCATCCCGACGGAACGAAGAACTGACGGAAGGACGACAATGACTGTAGGACTGTCCGCGGTCAACCTGGCCAACGCCTGGCTCAGCACGCTGCGTGGCGGCGGGAACGGCGTGAGCTTCACCGCCCCCGCCTCCACCCACGTTAAACTTCACATTGCCGATCCCGGCGCGGCAGGCGCGACCGCTCCCTCGGCCGAGACGGACCGGATGGCGCTGGAATATGCCGCCCCCTCCGGCGCTTCCATGGCGTCCAGCAACGAGCCGTCCTGGGGACCGTGGGATCAAGGCACGGAGACGATCAGCGACATCAGCGTGTGGGACGACGCGACAGCGGGGAACTTCCTATACTCGGCGGAACTGACGACGCCCCGCGAAGTGCAGGACAACGACACGCTGAATTTGACGTCCGTCACGTTCGCTCTCACGCCGGTCGCCGCATAAATTCGACAACACGATCGGCGGGATCCCACCGTGGCCGTCATTCTCACCGGCAGCGAGTACATTGATCTCGACTCGCACGGTGCTGCCCTGGACGTCCGCAGCAGGCCGCTGACCTGGTACGCCGAATTCACGTCCTCGACCACCGATCAGATTATGTTCCTGCTCGCGCATGGCCGGAATTCGGGCGCGGGCACCCAGGAATACGCACAACTGTGGGTCAGCGCTTCCCAGATCCGGACCCGGTGGAACGGCTCCGCCCAGGGGCAAGTCGAAATCCTTGGGGCGAATACCAACGACGGCAGTTTTCACCGGTTCGCGAATGTTGTGCGTTCCAGTGTCAATACGATGGCCCAATTCCTGGACGGGTCCGCCAGCACGTCGGACTCCAACATCGGATCCGGACTGACCACCGCCGACATTAATGACACCACGGTTATCGGACGAGACTCCGGCGCCGATCAGTTTTATTTCATTGGCCAGATCAGCAATGTCGCCGTGTGGGACGCCGAGCTCACGACGCAGCAGCTTGAAGATCTGACATCCGGGACTATTGATCCTTCAGATCTGCCGACCGGGCTGCTCGGGTACTGGCCGCTGGATTACGACGCCAGAGACGTCTCGGGAAACGAGTTGCACGGAACCCCGGTCGGGAGCCCGGACTTCACCGAGGAACCCCCGGGGGACGAGGTCGATGTGGTGGCCACGGCCACTGTCAGCGTCGCCGCCAGCCAGATCATCCCGGTGTCCGCGAGAGTCGGCAAAGACATCGTCTCCGACCCCCCGTTCGTCACCTCGGTGGACGCCTCCGGCAGGTTCCTGCTCGACCAGTACGGCGCGCCGATCCTGATCCGGGGCGAGTCTCCGTGGTCGATGTTCACCGACTTGTCGCCGGTGCAGGCGGACACCTATCTGACCAACCGGGCCGGTTACGGCTGTAACACGGCTCTGGTATCCATGATCGGTTCGGTGGCGAACGGCGGCCCCTCCGATGACGGCGCCACATTCGACGACATCCTCCCGTTCACCGGCGGGGATGTCACAGTGTTCAATGAGACCTACTGGTCGCGGATGGACACGTTCATCGCCACTGCCCGCGACCTCGGGATCACATTACTGATCTACCCGATGGACGGCTGGAACACCCGTTTCGAATCGGTCGTCTTCAACCCCGGAAATGTGAGCAATGCGGATTGCCAGGCTTACGGGCAGGCCCTCGCGGAAAGATATGCGGGCGAGCCGAATATCCTGTGGGCGTTTGGCGGTGACTACGCTGAGGACAACACCGTCAACGAGCGGTTCGGAGCGTGCCTGGACGGAATCAGAGCGGCCGGCGACCAGCGGCTCGCCACGGTTCAGCTGAACTTTCGCAAAAGCCTGTCCAGTGACAGCTCGTTCTGGTCCTCACGGGTCGGATGGAACTTCGTCTACACCTATTACGTCACCTATAAGGCGATGTTCGACGGATATGGCCACACCTGGTCGCCGTCTCCCCTGACCCGGCCCGCCCTGTTCTCAGAGGGGGCGTACGAGAATTCCGGGTCTCCGCATTTTGGCACCGACGAGGCGCTGCGCCGCCAGATCTGCTGGGCGCTCACTTCCGGATCCCCGGGCGACTTCACCGGCCAGGAGGGGGTGTGGAATTTCCAGTCGAACTGGGAGTCCCTGCTCGACTCCACGGCGGCTGGCCAGATCCAGTCCATTCGCGACACCTTCGAAGCGCTGGCCTGGACCACGCTTGTTCCGGACACCGGCTCCGACCTGGTGACGGCGGGCCGCGGCACTGAGATCACTACGGACAGTCCCGAGGTGTTCCCGGTCGAGAATGATTACGTCACCGCGGCGCGTGCCGCCGACGGCAGCTTGGCGGTGATCTACATGCCGGACGCGTCGGTGCAGATCACCATCGACGAAGGACAAATGTCCGGCGGCTACACCGCCACCTGGGTCGACCCGGCCAGTGGTGCCAGCATCTCCGAAACTCCCAGCGCGACGTACAGCCGCGGAAACAATTCGGCAGGCGACTCCGACTGGCTCCTGGTCTTGGAGGGCTGATGGCATTCACCGTCACCGCCCGGCATTCGGCCAACTCCGTCGCCACCGCCATCGCCGCGCAGGCCACCGACTCCGTCGCCCCGAGCGCGGACAGCCTGCTGCTGATATTCGCGGGCGCCCAGCGCGATCAGCACACCACGTCTGAGACCTGGTCGGCGTCGGGAGGGTCGCTGACGTGGACCCAGACCGCCGTGACCTCCGCATTTCCATGGGACACCAGCGCCGACTTCTCCATCAGCGCTGCCCTGCATCGGGCGGTCATCGGAGGTTCGCCTTCGGCGTTCGCCATCACCTGCGATGCCTGGGCCGACGCGTCGGAAGGCTTCTACGCGATCGTCGGTTGTGACGTTACCGGGCACAATGCGGCGTCCCCGATTGTGCAGTCCGCCACCAATGGGGCCGCCCTGACCGGCGGTGACGCCCACTCCGGTTCGGTGACGCTCGGTACCACGCCCGTCGTGGGAAATCTGGTGGTGGTCTCGTTCTCTTCCAGCGCCGACGACGACGGTGGATTCGCCACCCCCACATTCGGCGGACGGGCGATGACACAGTTGTTCAATCAGGCCACACTGTGGACACAGTCGAGCCTGTGGTTTCTGGTGGTGGACGGCACCGAAACCGACGACACGATCACATGCGCCGATCTCGGACAGCAGGTCGGCAACTATGCCGCCATCGCGATCGAGATAGAGGAGGCACCTGGCGATGTCGCTGCCGAGACCACACTGACCGCTGTTGCCGGCATCACGGCCGAACCGGTCCTGACGGCCGAATCAACAGCAACCATCGCCGCTGTTGCTGCTGTCACCGCCGAAGCCTCGATTCCAGGCGTCGTCGACGCTGAAGCCGCGATCACCGTTACCGCCGCCATCACCCCCGGCGCCACGGTGACCCCGGGGGGAACGCCGGGAGTCGCCGTCGAAGCGGACATCACCGCTGAGGCCGAAGTCCAGACCCCGCAATCGGTGGATGCGGAGGCGACTGTCACCGTCACCGCAGCGATCACCGCTGGAGCCGCCATCACCCGCGCCGTCCAGGCGAGTGTGAGCGCTGTCGCGACCATCTCCGCAACGGTGGGATCGGGGGAAGAGGCGCTCATCATCCGCTCGATCTCCGGGATTTTCGGAAATCCCGGACCGGTCGTGACCGGCATCGCCAAGAAGGCCACGCCGCTGTTGAACGGAACCGCGTTCTCCCACAAGGTGACCGGGGTGCGGGCCTTCTCCGTCGTGGTGACGGGTGTGGCCGCGCCCACTACAGTGGTGACAGGCGTTCGAGGTGTCCAAGATGAGCAGATGAGCGGTCCCCGAGTCGGACGGGTCGTCACCGGGCCGAAAACCAGCCGGGTCGTCACCGGGCCGAAAGTCTAGGAAGAGGTAAACCCATGGCTCTCACCATCCAAAGAGAGACAACCGAGTTTTCTTACATGGGCGTTTCCGGAGATCCCCCGTCGGTGGGCGCCGAAGTCGCGTTCCTGGACGCCGGCGTCCGCCCCACCGATGAATGGGAGGACGGAACCCTGGTTCTGAACGACTCTGATCCGCTGTGGGCAGATGCTGTGGCCTCTGGAGCCACCGGGGACTATTTCGTCGCCAGGCTCATCGGATCCTTCGGGGGAAATGAGCTGGTGCTGGGGCCGGGCACCTATCAGCCGTGGCTCCGGCTTACCGATACAGTGGAGCGGCCTGTTCGCATCGGCCCGGAAACCCTGATTGTGCAGTGATGACATGGCCAATGTCCCCGTAAAAGTCGACTACCCGCATCGCTCCGAAGACCTGCAGACCATCTATTTGGCGGTGACCGACCAGGCCCGCCCGGCATCCAACATCTGGCGGCCGGCGTTCCGTGACATTGATCGCACCGGGAAGAAACCCCGGCGGATCGTGTTCGCGTACTTTCCGTCGACCGGCCGGATGATGAAAGTGTGGATCCGGGATTCGGCCGGGGACCGCCCGCTGGATTCGCGAATCGTGTAGGAGAAACTAGGTCGGATAGTATCAAAGGTATGTCCGGCCTTGGAGAACCTAGCGAGCGCGCATTGCCTGCTCCCGGCGACATCGTCACCTTTCGTGACGAGAAACGCGTCGTGGTGGACATCACCGGCGAGGGTGACGCTGTTCTGCGCTACACCGATGACGATCCCCGCCGCCAGGTGAATCCCGAAGGCGGGGACATGCATTTGGAAGCGGCCGAGGCGGCCTCTCTCACAGTGGCGGGGCGGTCCTGATGACCACGATCAGCGCGGAACGGTCCAAGCTGGCCAAAGTGGGTCTGTCGTTGCGCCGCCGCGAACAGTGGGGGGCCAAGCGTTCCTACACTGATGCCCGTTCGGTGACCGAGCCCGCCACGCGGGTGTTCGTGCACATCACCGTCTCCAACCCGTCCAGCTACAACGGCAACGACGCCCACGCACGAGCTATCGAGGCCATCGGGATCAGCCGCTTCCCCAAAACTGGGATCTCCTACAACCGGCTCATCATGCCCAATGGGGCCATTTACGAAGCGCAGCCGATCGGGCGCAGAGGCGCGCACACCGTCAACGATTTCCGCCGCTCGAGTTGCTCGACACCGGGCTGCCCGGACCGGGGATCGTCCCTGACCGCCCCGAGCTGGAACCTCAACATCAACGCTCGCTCGTACGCGATCTGCCAGAACGTTGGGCATCCGGTGAGCGACAAAATGGTCGACTCGATCGCACGTGCGATCGCCGCCGACAAACTGGCCGGATTCGTGACCAGGTCCGCCTCGATCCACGGCCACCGCTGTGTTGCGTCGAAGTCGTGCCCCGGCGACAAGATGTGGGCTCGGATGGGCGAGATTCAGAAGCGCGTCAACCATTATCTGAAAAACGGACTGAACGGAGACGGCGAAGTGGCCAGCAACGACACCATTATCAAGAACAACAGCGTCTGGTGGGACTCGATCTTCCAGAAGAAGTCCAACCCCAAGCAGCGGATGCGGGCTTATAGCTACCTGACCTATATCCACGCTTACGTGCTCGATGTTCGTCGCGCTCTAACCCAGACCCTCCCGTTCAACTCCTGGATGGAGAAGCGCTGGGGCAAGGCGAATTACAGCGTGCGCACGTACATTAGAACGGCCTACGGTCACGCCCGGGCCGGCAACGAGAATTCGGCCGAAGCACTCAAAGTTTTGGCAGCGCAGGCGAAACTGCTGTCCAAGCAGGCGGGGGAGATCGCCGCCGTCAAAGAACTGGTTCGGCAGCTCATCGCACGCGAACCCATGAACGAGCAACTCGTCGAAGCCGCGGCGCAACGAGGGGCATTGGCGGGGTCTGTGGAGGCGCTGGACGACTTGGGCCTGGACTTCCAGGTCACGATCACCCCCACCGAAGAGCCCACCGAGCTCGCCGAGTCTGCCGAACCCGAAGACGAGCCCGACGAACGGATCGAATCGGTCGAGCAGCTGTCCGATGAATCGGCTGTCGACGTCTAAAACGCGAAACCACCCTTACTGAGGCGGTCTGATGCCAGATGAGCCGACACTCGGTGAGGCCCTGCGACGATTGGACAAGATCGAACAGCGCATCGATAGCCGTCTGGTATCGCTGGGAACTTATAGTGCCGAACGTAAGCACGATCAGGACGCCGTTACAGAAGTGTCGCGGCGTACGACCAAGCTCGAGAATCGTATCGACTGGGCTTATCGGGCGGCGGTGACAGGGATCATCATGCCGGTAGTGGTCGGGGTCATGCTTTTCCTTCTGTTGAGGGCGCGATGATGATGATGGCGAGGGTACGGCGGCAGCGTGGCAACATCGCGTTCTATGCGGCGGTGGTCGTGTTGTCGGTCATTGTCGCGCTCGTCATCTCCGAGGTCGTCAAGCTGTCCGATCGCGCCGATACCGCCGCCAGCGCTTCGGCTGAGCGGCAGCAGACCGTGGAAGACTTGTCAGCCGACGTCGAGGCGCTGCGTCACCAGGTGTCCGGTTTGGGCGAGGAGCCGGTGGCGCCGGACCCGGACGAGCGCACCGACGATCTGACGCCGATCCCCGGACCTGAAGGCAAACAGGGTGAACGCGGGCCGCGGGGTTTTCCGCCGACACGGCAACAAGTGATGAATGTCGTGGTTCCCGTCGTCGCTCAGTACCTGATCGAGAATCCCCCGCCGGCCGGAGCGGATGGTGAAGATTCCACGATTCCGGGTCCTCAAGGCGAGCCCGGCGCGGACTCTACGGTTCCTGGACCGGCGGGTGCCGACGGTGAGGATTCCACGATTCCGGGTCCTCAAGGCGAACCCGGCGAAGATTCCACGGTTCCAGGTCCGCCAGGCGATGACGGCGACGATGGAGATGATGGCCGTGGCATCGCGGCTGTGACCATCGAGGGCGACGGCCGGGAGTCGTGCGAATTGGTCGTACACTACGACGACGAAGATGAAACCGAAGATCGGATAGGAATCAACCCACTCATTTGCATCCGCTCCAACGAAGGAGAATCATGACCACATTCAAGATTTTCGGCCGCGAGCCGGCGGCCTTCATCGCACTGATCGGATCGCTTCTCACTGTCGTCGCGGCACTCAACGTGGAATTCCTGTCGGCAGGCCAGGCAGCCGCCATCACCGGTCTGGTGTCGGGTCTGGTGATGGCCTGGGCTACACGACCTCTGGCGCCGTCACTTCTGACCGGGGCGTGGACGGCCGCTGTGGCGCTGTTCGCCGAATACGGTCTTGACCTGTCCGATCATCTGGTGGCGTCGGTGTCCGCGTCCATGCTGGCGTTGTTCAGCTTCATTACCCGGCAACAGGTTTCCCCGCAGAACACGGCGATCACCAGGTCCTAGCCCGGCAACCTGACTGAATTGCGCTGACGGGGAATGTGAAATCCCCCGATGGGAAGCCGCCTCTCCATCGGGGGATTTCTTTGCGTCTAAGAGTGCCACTGTGCCAGCACTCGGCATGTGGTTCAGCCCGCACCCGAGACCCGGAACGGGCGGTCGTCAGGGCCGGATTCGTCCCTAGGTGCAGGCGGTCGTTTCTGGGGGTCCGCCGGTTCTTGAACGACTCCGGAATCTTCTTGCACCTTGGCGGCGTTACCCGTCACCAGGCGTTGCTTGAGCCTATTCAGGTGGCTTTTGTCGGCCATGCGATTCGTTCTCCCAGAATTCGATTATTTTTCCCATCGAGTTCGCGAACTTGATCTCGCGTCTCACCGTTGGCGGGATACGGTCGTCGACAACGACGACGTACACACGCTGGGACTGCCTTATCTTAGCCAGCTGCGCGGTTTCTAGTATGTCCATTTGGTCCCCGGTGATGGGGGTACCCTCAGGCGGGAACACGGGTGTGTACACCACACATCCGGCGAGCGTGAGATCCAGTTCGACTTTGGTTATCTCAGCTTGGAATCGGTGTGACCCGCAAATGGTGACAATTGCGGGGTTGTCATCAGTCGCCATGGTTTTCACTCCTGTCTTAGTTCCAGTGGGTTGCACGTGTCTGCAGTATGAAGATCATCAGAGAGACGACGGCCGCGGCCAGGCTGAGAGCCAGGATCGCCAGAAGTGCCAGTACGATGCCCTGCTCGATCGTCATTCGCGGGCCGTCCCGTCATATCCGAAGTCGGGGAGTATGCACACCGACAAGACGAGAGGTGGGGCCGCAACAAGCGAGGGTTTTAACCCCCTACACCCGCTGGCTGCGGCTTGGCTCCACCGGTAATAGTCCCAGACTAACGCGATCATGTCGGGACGTCAACCTGTTCTTCCCAGGGCTGTCAAAATTCTGCCGGAGTAGACCTGTCTATTCGGAGTCCCCCGCGATTGAGGCCCGGCGGAGTGTCGAAAACGTTGACCCCAGTGGCCCCGCTGGGCGCGACGGCCCTTTCGTTCTCGGCGATCCACGTCCGGGCCGACTCCGTTGTGCGTCTCATGGCGGCCCGTATCTGTTCGGTGGTGGCGGGGTCCTCAGTGCTGAATTCTTCTGTGATGGTGACGTTTCGCTCACCACATCGGATGATGATGGTCACTTCGTTGCTCACATCATTGCTCATGGGGTCCATCCTCCAATCTTCTCCCGGGCGAAGGCGCCCGCGTATCCCACCAGGCGGGAATCCGCGATCCCAGGGGCACCTGGTGCCTGCGCGGGCGGGGTTTCAGGCCGGCCCCTGGCAAAGTCCCGCGACCAGTCCATGAACCCTCCGGGAGCGTAAATGCGGTCCGGGTCATAGAAGACCACATTCCACCGTTCCACCTCGGCCAGGGTCAGTGTCTGGACGTCGAGCTCGGCTGTAGCGTTCGAGGTGATCTGGTGGAAGATGGACACTGAGGCGCGCTCGGTTTCACGGTCGACGATGTGGTCGATGTCCGGATGCTCAGCGACGTAGGAATGCAGGAATTCCACCGCGTCCACGGCGGAGTACAATCCCCGGGCGGCCAGGATCCGCTTGGCCTCACTGATCGGGTCGACCACGGCTTCCACCACTGGCGCCGGATCGTCCGATTCAGCCACTGCAGGCGTTGCAGATGTCGCTTTTGCGATCGGGACCGGGGACTTTTTCGCCGGCCTCTTCTTGGCGGTTGTCTTCCGTGCGGTCATAGGTCGGTCACCTTCTTCTCGTTTCGTATCGGGGAACCGGAAAGCAAGGCGCCCCAGGTCGCGGTGAGGTTGGTCCGTACGATCTCGTCCAGCCGGTTTATGCCAAGATACTGGTACATGTCGATGGTCTTCTTTGAGACGTAACAGATCTGGGTCGCGGAATCGGAGATCGTGCGTTCGGCGAACTGGTTCTCCGCTTCCGACCAGGACCTTTGCAGCCACACCACAGTGGCCGCCTGGGAGAGGTCCAGCCCGATCGGAACCGACGAGATGTTCTGAACCAGGAATGGTAATTCGCCCGAACTGAACAAATCGGCGATTCTCTTCACCGCCTCGGGATTTTGGGTAATTCCGGGATCGATTTGCCGGACATTGCCCCGGCTGGCCGCCAGGGAGAAGATTTTCCGGTGAATTATCGTTGTCAGCTGGCTGGACTGGGTGAAATACACGACCGGGCCGGGGCTGTACATCGAATCATTTACAGCCCGTGATCCGGACGATCGTCCCCAGGACGACGACAGCTGAACCTCTCCGGTGGTCTTCCAATGTCTGAAATCTCCGGTTGCGGAGGCGAACGCGGACAGCACCGTCAGGTAAGCGATGCCGTGTTTAGACCCGAGAATGTCAACACCGGCGTTCCGGGTCAGGGAGAGGCATAGCTTCCGGTACTCCGCTGCCTGCTTTTCCGACATGGGGGTAGTCCTGTACTCCATTGCGGTCATTCCCACGTCGCCAGAGATTCAATGTTCCCGCCGGCGTCGAGGAAAGTGAACGTCACCACGGGATTGCGGACTTCCAGGTCGAAATCTTCGATCAGATCTCGCAGGTCCATCTTGCCGGCAATCATCTCGTCGGCAAGATGTGCGGCATCGACATGACGTCCCAGCTGGAATTCCCTGGCGGTGTCCTTGACCTCGATTTGGATCTTCAAGACTCGCTCACTCATCAGAACGAGGCCCCCTCAATAGTCTGCTGTGGCGCGACGCCGGACAGGCCCGCTTCAACCAGCACCCGGCGGGAGATGTCGGTCATGTACTGGTACCCGGAATCGTCGATGGACCAGCAGGCCGCGACGAGCTCGGGAGCTCCGGGCGCGAAGACCACCGAGGAGCGGTCGACCTCAGCGGCGATCAGTTCCTCGTCGCTGAGTCCGGCGACTGCGGGTGGGTGACACCGCGTGCACGGATGGTCGCCTTCCTCGAGTTCTGACGCGGGCATCACGACACCGTAGCCACAGGCGCTCGTGCCCTGGTTCAGTGCGTGGTAGACGTCAGAGCATCCGACCCGCTCGAGGGCGTAACCGCCATCGTCGAGGCGGTATATCGTCATCTCGGTCCAGCGCAGGCCGTCGGCATCGCGCAGCCGCCCTCCGCGCCGGCGGCCAGAGTCGCGGGTGGAACCGTGTGCCAGCTGTTCACCGTGGATGACGATGGCTTGGTCCGAATTGTAGATCGTGAATGCGGTCATGAAGGGCCTCCTGGAGGTCTGGTGTCGTTGTCGATCGTTACTGTATCAGAGTCGGGGGAGTGTGTCATCCCGCAGCATCCTTCTCACCAGCGAAGTCAAGATCGTGACATCGGTGAATTTGATGCGATGAGTGTTGCGAACGGCGGCCGACCGCCACGACCCTGGGGACACTTCCCGGGCGTACACGGCGCCGAAAGACCCCCGGTTGGCGGTGACCTTGCACAGAACGCCATCATCGTCCCACATCACCGTGTACAGGTATTTGGTTACGAAGACCCTGAATTTCCCCACAGCAGCCCTTTCATTTCGAGAGCTTCCAGCGCGTTTTTCAGAAGATGCCGGCGTCTCTCGGAGGATTTCAGCTGCGACATCTCATAGCCCCCGAAGACTCCGAAGCGGTCATCGCGGGACAGTGACGACGCTAGGCACTGCAGCCGGACCGGGCAATGATTCCAGCACACGTTCCGGGCCTGATCTCGCTGGTCTTCAGCAATCGCGGTGGTCCCGACGATGAAGAATTCTTCAGGATTCCGGCCGAGGCATGCGGCCTGGTCCCGCCATGACGATCTGAATTCGTCAGACATTGCCGTACGCACTTTCCGCCGCGTTCTCTTCATCTTCAGCGACGGTCAGCGGGTCCAGGCCCAGCATGGAGATCAAATCTCTCGCTTCAAGCATGAAGGCCGGCCCTTTCACGTCGTCGATTCCAGATTCGCAGTCCTGGAATCCGGAAGTGTTCTCGATCACCGTTATCCGGGCCGAGTGGATCATTTCGGGGGGCAGTGGTTTCACGATGAAGATCACACTGCTCTTTCCGGTCTCGATTCCCATGTATCGCCTCTTCCAGTCGCACTTCGGAGAATGTGGTAAGCCAGTAAAGGAGGAATTGCGTTTCCGACCTGGCGAAAACGTTTGGTCTTGGTGCCCTGCCACGGGAACCCCGCCGGGAAGCTCTGAAGCGCCGCCGCTTCCTCCACGGTGACCCGGATGGCCCCGGCCTGTTGCGACCCGGACGTGTGCTCGTCGTGATGGCCAGGTTTGGAGATGCGCGGGTCCCCGTTCACCGTCGTGGACGGGCGCTTGTCCGGCCACAGGGCGTCCAGCGAATGACCGACCAGGCCGCCCTTGCTCGACCGCCGAGTGGTGGTAATGGTGGTGGCAGGACGGTCATTGGCCCACTCCACGCCACTAGGGTGCGATCCGCTTCCCTCAGCCCTGATCGTGTACGAGGGGGCCTGGTCGGTAGGGCGGGGCTCGCGTGCCGCGCCTGGGCCGGAGTTGCGCCGCTGCGCGGGTGGCCACGGCGGCGTCATCGTTCTCCACGCCGATCGTGTCGACCCCCAGTTCCAGCGCCGCGACATCCCAGCCACCTGCTCCAGCGAATAAGTCGACAGCCCTCACAAGGTGGTCCTCCCGCTCACTGGCACTTGTCATCCCGTGAACCACTCCTGCTCGCGCAAGAGGGCGGTGACCTCAGCGTAGTTCGCCGACAGCTCGGAGCCGTCGGGTTTGAATGCGTTCGTGAAGCGGGTCAGGCAACGTTCGGCGACCTCTTTCTCGGGTATGTCGAACGGCCGGGCATCGAATTCGGCCAGCACTTCACCGACCATGATGGAAGCCACCTGATTGGCCTCGACACCTGTGATGTTGCGTTCGGCGCAGTAGTCCTGCGACAGGGTCAGTGCCCCGAGGATGAGGATTTGCCGTGTTCTGGGGATGTCGTGAGTTTCAGTCATGTGGGGTCTCCTTGCTGGTAAGCGGTCACTGTCGGTATCGAGAGTTACTGTACCAGTCCTCCGGTTTCGGTGTCTAGATCATGAGGATCTTTTACCCCGGTTGCATTGAGCTGCACCCGGCTGCAGAATTCAGACCATGACGTGGATGACCAGACAAGAAGCCGCCGATCATCTGAAGGTGAGCCTTCGGACGATCGATGCCATGAAGGCGAACGGGAGGATCGGGTTCCACGAGATCGAGATGCCTGGCGGCAGGAAGCTGATCCGGTTCAGCACCGAAGATCTGGACGGTCTGGCGCAGCCCAGACGCAACGAACCCCGCCACTGGTGGCAGCGGCGGGGTTCGAAGGAGTGAACGCCTCTAGAACGGCGGCTCGTCGTCGATGTCGGCATCGGCGGTGTTGCCGAGGTCCGGCTCGTCGAATGTGGTGTCGTCCGGCGGCTCGTACTTGGCCTTGAACTGCCGGGCCGGAGAGCCCTTGCCGGTCTTCTTGTCGCCGGTGTACTTCACCTTCAGCGTGCCGCTCTTGCGGATCGACAGTGCCTTCTCGCCCTCGCCGGCGGCAGCTTTGAGAGCCTCCCGGACGGCCGCGAACAGAGCCGACGGCTTGCCCATCCAGAGATTGAGCTCGTCGCCGTCGATGTTCAGGCCGACGACGACGTTCATCTTCGGCTGGGTCTCATTCTTGTCCCAGAATTCCAGCTCGCCCGTGCTGAAATCGCGGGACTGGACTTCGGTGGGTTCCTCGGTCACCGTTCCGGTGACCACGGTGCCGACCTTGGCACTCTTCCAAGAGACCGCCGGCTTCTTATCGGGTGTGTCGAACGGATCGTCGGACATGTGTGTCGCCTTTCCTTCATACCTTGTGCGGGGGTGGTGGCTCTCAGGCGGTTCTCCGCCTAAGCGAATGGGTCGTCATCGTCGTCGTACCGGTTCTCGAAACGATCGATGGCGTGGGAGGAGATGTGCTGGTCACAGACATACCCGCCATCTTTGCCCATGGCATAGTCCCCCTCGGTGATGGAGGCGCCGCACTCATCGCAACGGCTGTAGAACGAAGCGATGAACACGGTTCCCAGATCTTCATTGGAGGCCGGGTTGCAGAAGTCGCACCACTCCTCTTCGACGCCGTGCTTGCATTCGGACATTTCGGCCTAGTCCCAGTCGTCGTCATCGTCGATCAAGGCCACTTCGGCCGTCAGGATCTCGGCTTTGCGCGATACCGCCGCTCGAGTATGGCGGTCGGACCACAGCGTGTTCTTGTAGTCCTTCCACAGGTCGGAGAGCTTCTGTTCGGTGGCCGCTTCCAAAACGGCCGCGAGCAGGCTGGCCTTGGTCTTGATGACACCATCGACATCGAGCGGAACCTCGGCGGGGGCGTTCTTGGCGGCCTGCGTCTCGCGCAGTTCCTCGAGGTCGCTTTGCAGCGCTTTGACATCGGGGCCAGGGGGCGGTCCTGCGGCTTCGACATCCCACTCGTCATCGGAGGGGGCGGGGGCCAGAGGTACGTCACTCCAAGGCCCTGATGCCTTGGCTTCGGCATCCCAGTCATCGTCAGATTCGGGTTCGCCATCGCGCACGGCTTCAACTTCGGCCTTGGCCTCAGGGTCCTGAAGTATGAGCTCGAGCTTGGCTTTGGCGTCGCGGCGCAGCTTGTACGACCACCAGTCGCCCGATCCGGTATTGACCGCGAGATAGCGGGCAGTCTTGCTTTCCCCGACTTTGACCGGCTGAGTCGTCCACGACGGATCGAGCCCGGCCGCCAACCATTCCTCGGGCCATTGTTCGTCGTCGAAATCGCTGAGATGTCCAGATTCCAGATACTTGCCTGGGTCGGCGGCGTTCTTCGCTTTACCGGTAGCCGTCGTGGACTTTGTCTTCGGCTTCTTAGCCGGTTCGTCGTCCCAATCGTCGTCGCCAGAGATGGCGGGGGCCTCTTCGACGGTCTCCTCGATTGAGAAGTCGAGCGCCTGCACGTAGCCTTTGCGGCTGCGAAGTTCACGCACCTTCTTGGACGCCTGTGCGACTTCGCCTCCGAAAGCGAGGTCGATCTCGTACAGTTTCGGATCGGCGAGCCCAACCGGGAGGTGCATCACCATGGCCTTGTCAGGGTTGATCGGGGGCATTTCGACAAGCTCTTCGGTTTCAAGATCGTAGTAGTGCGTGGCCCGGGAGTAGGCGAAGAGCTGGCAGGCGATCTCCATCCAGGCGTACTGAACACTGTGCCCAGTTTTTAGATCTGCCACAATGTGGTCCTCGCCCCATGGCGGGAAAAATCCGAGACGGTCCAGAGTTCCGGCTACGCCCAATTCGGGAACGACGACCACGGTCTCGACGAATTTCGGGTCGATTTTGAGGCCGGCTTCTTTGACGATTTCCACGTAAGCCTTGACGTCGGCGTCCCACGGCTCGGGAACGGTGACCTTCTGCTTGAGGTCGACCTTCTCGGTGAAAGTATGCAACGCGGTGCCCAGACGGGATTTCTTCGACTTGCCGGCCGCCTCCATGGCGGTTTCGGCGATCGTGTTCAGAGCGGTCTTATCTTCCTCGTGGGTGCCCGCCGCCTCCGCATAGAGATCCGGGCGCAGGCTCATGCCTTTGGCGACCAGGCGGTTCTCGTACAGATTCAGGTTGTACGTGTCGGCCACGGCTTTGGCGAATGTGGTCACCCGGGTCCAGGCTTGGCGTTTTCCGGTGTCGGGATTGGGGAGCAGGTAGCGGCCGTACTGGTCTCGCTTGATTTGAAGCGGCGGTTCGCCGGGAGGATTCTCATCGGAGAACGGGTCGTGGACCGGTGTGTCGGGCATGGGTCTCCTCGTCGGGGATTTTCCAAGTCGAATTGTATCAGGTCAGAGTCAGAGTGTACACGCAGCCGGCGAAAAATTCAGGCCCTCACCTTGGGATCGAGCGCCCGGGACGCCATGGTGACAGAAATCTTGTCGCTCAGCTCGGCGACATGCTCGTTTCCGGTGACGTCGACACCTTGCGACAACGCGAAATCGACCTGTTTTTTCCTCGGGCGGGATTTTTTCTTCCGCCAGGCCGCCTGCCGCCCAGAAATCGAGACATCAGAATGCTGGTCGTCGTCCTCCCGGGCGTAATTTTCCGCCCATGACATGGCGTAGGACAGCGTCAGGCCGTCATGCAGGAGGTTATAGCCACCGCGGGTGCGGTGGTAAACGTAGAAGGTCTGGCCGTCCTTTTTGGGCCACAGGAAGTACATCCCGGTGGCGGTGGGGATGAACCAGACGCCTTTCACGGTTTGCAGCCAGGCGGATTTGGACGCCGCGAACAGGTCGACGTCGTCGTAGCTCATCGATCCGCTGGCGCCCTTGCGCTGATCGGCGTAAGCGCCGGCGATCAGTTCCTCGAGGTCGGTCTCGCCTTCGCCTTCACCGTAGATGAGCTCGATGTCCTTGTCCCGGGTGCGGTCGGACAGGTCGGACAGGTTGGCCAGGCGATGGTCCGCGCTGGCGCCTATGACGTCCAGGATGAGCGCGTCCGCCTTGCCCGGATAGGTGCGCAGGACCCGCCCACACATCTGCACATACAGCGGTGCTGACGTGGTGGGGCGGGCGATGACCGCGCATGACACGTGCGGGGCGTCCCAGCCTTCAGTAAGGAGCATGGCGTTGGAGAGCACCTGGATGTCGCCAGCAGTGAACCGCTTCAACGTCGCCCGGCGGTCTTCCAGCGGCATGTCGCCCCACACCGGTTCGCAGGTGATGCCCGCCTCGCGCATGTCCTGGGCGAACAGGTGGGCGGTGGCCACGCTGGGCGCGAAGATGACCCCGGCGCGGTCGGCGGCATACTCGGTGTACGCCTTGGCGATCACCTGTCCGGCCCCCGCGTCCGCTAGTTCGTCTCCGAGCTCGCCGACGGCGAAATCACCCCGGGTGAGGCGGATATCGGACAGATCCAGATCGCCGACCCGCACCCGCCGGCCCCGGACCGGAACCAAGTGGCCTTCACTGATCAGCTCGAGGATGTCCTTGGTATAGGAGACCTTCTCGATGACGTCGGACAGACGTTTCTCGTCGTTTCGGGCGAGCGTGGCGGTGACGCCGATCATAGGCACTGGGTCGGCTTCGTCGAAACACCCCAGCCGGGTGAGAACACTGCGGTAGCTGTCGGAACTGATGTGGTGACATTCGTCGGTGATCACCAATCCGACGTCGGTCAGCCTTTCCGTACGTCCCGGGCGCACCAGGGTCTGCACACTGGCCACCACGACGTCGGCATCGTGTTCATCACGGTCGGCCTTCACCACCCCGACTGACAACCCCGGCGCCACCTGAGAGATCTTGTCTACGGCTTGCAGGACGAGCTCGTCACGGTGCGCCAGGACCAGCGAACGCTTGTGATGCGGATTGAACTCGTGCTGTTCGGCGATCAGGTGGCTAAAGATGACGGTCTTTCCCGACCCCGTGGCCAGGACCAGCGCGAGGCGGCTGAATCCGTCGGCCATGTCCTTTTTGACGGCGTCGATTGCCTCGCGCTGATAATTTCGGAGTGGTAGTAGTTGGGTCATTCGTCCGGGTCCCGCCATTCGATCTCGAACAGATGCCGCATCAGCCCGGAAGCGGTGTACCAGGTTCCGACATAAGTCAGCGTGTTCTTATCCCGAGCAGGCCCGAAGACGAGGTCTTCGTCGGTGAGATGCCCGGTTCCGACGATCAGAAATCGGCGATCCTCCTGGAACTGGGCGCCTGAAGCATCCAGTTTCACCCACATCGTGGGGACCCCGTTCTGCTCCCGGACTGTCAGGATTTGCGAGTACATCGGCATGCGGATCGTCGCCTCCGCAGGATCCGAACCAGGGTCGGGGACGATCGGGTACTTCCAGACAGTGAAGATCATCGGGCTCTCTCGCTGTAGGGGCGGATCCACATCGACGCAGGAAACCGCATGTTCAGCTCGACACGATCGCCAGGGGTAAATTTCTGGTCGATCCGGAACCACAGTTCCTGATCCTCGTTCATCATGTTCTCGTAGGTGAATTGGTCTTTTCCGAAGCCCGACCATATCGGGTGCTCGTCGTACCAGTGGCGATATGGCGATCCAAGCGGTGATGGACCCGATGGAGGCGATGAGGGCTTCCCGTATGGCGATCCAAGCGAAGGGAACGACGGGAGTTCCCGGTCGTCGACCATCACCTGAGACCCGAAAACAGATCTCTCCATGTCTCTGAGTTCTGCGGATTTCTCCGCAGCGGTCTTCGGTATCAGCCGGCCGACCATCGCAGAGACCCCTGCAAACGGCCACGCAAGGTTCCAGAGCAGGATCATCCCCGAATCAGAGGTGGTGCGTTCCACCGGATTCGCATGCCAGTCTTCAAGGTTGTGCCAGTACCGGCACCTCTCCTTGGTTTTCGCCGGGGAGATGTGGTGATTGCAGCGGGGCTGGGCCTTCTTCTCGAAATGCCGTTTGCCGGCCGAGCGCAGCGAAGCCAGGTACCCGACCAGGTACACGGCGAGAATGATCTCCATGGATGGCCTCCTCGAATGTCGGTGTCACCCATGACTGTACCAGGCTTCGCTAGTTGTGTCCAAGGATTTTCCGGACCACGATGACCGCGCCTGGCCGTGGCGAGTCGACGTCGTCTCGCACGTATGCCTTGTCCGCCACCAGCCGGACCACGTTCTTGTCATCGATCCACACGCCGGCGTCGGTGATCGCGTCCTCGGTGGCCCGGATCAGTTTGCTCAGGTCCGGAACCGTCGCCGGGGCGATCGGAGCGTCGTCGCGCAGCACGTGGGAAAACTTCCCGGTGCGGAAGTGTTTTTTGGGGCGGAATTGGTAGAAGGTGACGGTGAGACTGAGGGGACCGTCGAACGGCATACGCATCCCGGCCTCGGACTTGGCCTGCTCAGCGGCCTGTTTGACGTAGTACCGCCAGACCTTCACGTCCGCGCTGGATTCACGCACCGACACCCGGCCGGTGAATTCCCGGGTGCCCTTCTTCACCGACCCCCGGTAGATGGGCGCGGCGTTCTTCGAACCCTGCGGCTTACCCACCCCGGTGACCCAGACGGTCAGGGAATCGGTCATCGACGACTGCTAGCCAGAACAGCACGCTCCAAATCTGTCAAATCCCACACCGCCATCACAGCCCACAGATCTCCGCCGATGTGCTTCAACAGAGCCGGGTCACGCGGTACCACGAGTGTCCAGGATTCAACTTCGAACAAGATATGGAAGCGGTGCAGCCTGCGAGGGTTGGGGCGGTGCGGCGGGGGAATGTTCGGGACGATAGTGGAACCCCGGCGCCATGAATCTCGGGAGTTCCACTCTCGGGACGTGTGGACCCGAACGGTGTCGGCTCCGACCAGCGCGCCCCGGTTCTCCGAATCCCGGAACCGGGAAAAGACCAGGTCCACCTTCCAGCTCCCGGCCATATCCCGGGTCACGAAGCACTGGGTAGCGTCCGCCCGGACGATGGCGATCCGGGGCAGGCCGTTGTCGAAGAATCCTCCAGCGTCGATCGTCTCGCTCAGGCTCAGGATCGGCATTCCCCGTGCCGCCGCCCGGTAGCCGGCGGCGATCGCCTCGTCTTCGGAATTGCGGTTGTGGCGCAGGGACTCGCGGTATTCGGCCAGCCGGTGCTCGGCTTCGGCGACCGGCATGTCTATCGTGTTCAGCTCCATGGTGAACACCTCCAGCTTTTACGGTATCAGTATTTTTGAACCGTGTCGGCGGGTAAGAGCTCCCCACCGCTCAATGCGTGGAACCGCACGCACGGTATCCCCCGGTCGTCGCACAGTCCGGCGGTGTGCGTAGCCCCATGCGACCAATGCGGATCCGGCCCGTGCGGGCAGCCCCGTTTGGTGCATGGCTGGATGAACGCCAGGGCGATGTCCGGCTTGAGGCCGACCATCACCTCGTTACGGGCGAAGCCGGCCCCCTTCCCATCGGGGCCGTCCCAGTCGGCCGGGTGCGGATCTTCGGAGGCGGCGGCGTGCAGCTTCGCCCATTTCTTGGCGATCGCGTCCCCGCCAGAGAGGCAATCGCCGTGGATCACCAGGATCCGTTTGTCGACCTCCGCCCGCGGCGGGGCGTACCTCAGGCAGATGGCCAGAGCACGGTAGACCAGGGTGACGTCCTCCCAGGTGCGAGACGACGTCACCAGAACTTTGATCTGCGCGTGGTTCACAATGCTTCGACCTCACGTAGCAGGTCCATGCGGCCGGGGCAGAAATGCCCGATCCACACTTCGTGGATCTGAGGGCGGAACTGGCCGGCCCCGACCGGGTCCATGGACACGAACATCTTGAACGACATGTCGCTGGTCTGCTCGGGGTCGCACACTTCGGTGAACGTCTTGGCCACGATGCCCCAGTCGTCCACCTCGTAGTTGTGCACCGCCAGGGCCGCCGAATAGTCGGCCCGAAAGGCGGTCTCGTCGAGTGTGTGCTCCTCGTCCGGACTGGTTCCGGAACAACCGGCTACCAGCACCGCTGTTACGGCAGCGGACAGAATCGTCGTTATCGGAAAGCGCATTCCTGCTCCTCTCAATTCAGCGGAAAGTACACCACTTCCATGGCCCCGTGGGCCTTCGGGTGGGCTTCCACCAGGTGCACTTCGTGGTCTTGGGTCTCACACCATGCGGGACATTTGGGGACGGTCCTCATCCAGGACGCCTTCCCTTTGCGGGGAGTGATCTGTTTCACCGCATCTGGTTCGTTGTCCCTGAGAAACCGGGCGGCCACGTTGACGTCCAGAGTGCCCATGACGAACCATCCGTCTCCGTCAAAGTCCGCTCTCATCGGCCTGCGCGGCATCTCCATCGTCCTTTCCGCTGAATTTGGCTTGAGACGTCACATGCCAGTCCGGGCAGTGGCGGCATTCGTAGGCGCGGTAATCCCTGTCGTCATTGGCCCAGGACAGCAGTGTGGCCAGGTTGTCCGCCAGCGACTGCGACGGCAGCGACCAGACTTTCCCCGAAGGGCAGTCCGAAGTCATGACCCATCACCCGCTGCGGTCCTGAGATTCCCGGGCGGCGAGTTCATGATTCAGGTACTCCAGCAGCCGTGTGACCTGGACGATCTCCTCACGTAGATCGTCGGTCCCGAATTCGGAGATCAGGTGCCTGACATGCAGGTCCCCGGCCATCAGCATCCCGAACAAGATGTGGATCCGGTTGGTCGAATTCCCGAAATGCAGGACCGAGTCCTCGCCTTCGGTGCACTCGGCGATCAGGAACCACTCGTTGAGCTGGGCGATATGCGCGGAGTCCGACCCGTCGATCACGAATTTCTCGATGGCCTTCTCGATGTTCCTGGAACGGGGCGAGTCCGCCTCCACCGTGTCATCGGGATCTATCACGAGGCCGCCCTGTTACCGGCGGATCTCTCGCCGGCCAGCTGGGCGAATTCCGCGATCGCCTCGCGCTCGTCGCTGGTCACCGCCAGAATGTGCCGGCCGCGGCGGACCACCCAGGCGTGCTCGATTGAGATGATCCCCACACGCTTGTACCCGACCGTCTTGAACCATACGACTCCTGCGATACAAATCGCGGCCACGATCAGCATTGCTGTCATCACAGTCCTCCCCTCGTAGCGAAAAATGACCAGTTCTCGCACCTCACGGTACGCACGAACCTCCTGCAGGCGCACCTCACCGGATGTCGGTGCCCTCCGATACGGTCCGCGAACGCGCGTATCAGAATTCCCACGTCCCAATCGGGCCACCGTCGTAATTCGGCGCATAGGCGAGCGTGCCATGCTCCATTGGCAGATCGAACACCAGCAGGCCGGACCTGTTCTCGCCTGCGTTCAGCTCCGCATAGCCGAGCTGGTCGTCATAGTCGATCGCGTCCCACGAGTTGCCGCCGCCCTGATCGAAGCGCTTGCCGTCATCGTCGACCACATAGAAGTCGTCCTCGTAGACATCCATGGTCGCGTCGGCGTCAAGGTCGACTGTGAATATGACGAACGTGCCGTTCTTCGGCGCATCGCCATAGGAGTCGGCTGGCTGCGTTGACGTGTCGATGTTCGACACCGTGATCGAGCCGAGGACGTCGTCGTACTCTGTCACCGTCAGCGTGTCGCCGATCTCGGCGACAGCTGGGCCAGTCTCTTCCGGCTCGGGCTCTGGTTCGGGTTCTGGCTCTTCGGTCGGTGCCTCTTCCGCGACCGGCTCCGCATCAGCCGTCACGGTCACCGTGGGTGCCGGGTCGGCGGACGGAGTCTCGTCCGTCCCGGCCTGCCCGATGCCGACACCGGCGAGCAGCGCGGCCACGATGGCGGCGATCCACGGCCAGCGGCGGGACTTGCGTGGGGGTGGGGGTACGGGGGTCTGAGTCATGGCTTCTCCCTATTGCTCACGTTCACCGGATGTCGGTTCCTGGCCCGGATCTCTCGTGACCTTCTGACATGCTGCGCCAGGCGGCCTTCTTGGCGGCCTTGCCCTTGGCTCTGGGGCTGTCCTGGCGGTAGTGGCCCTTCTTGGATTTGACCTTGGACTTCCCTGATCTAAAAATTTTCACGATCGCGCCTCCTTCGATGTTTGGGGGTTGGCGAATAAGCCGGCGTTCACCTTGCCACCGCGGGGCCTGAAATCGACGCCGGACTCGACGAGCAGCTTGTGGACGAAGCCATAGGACCGGCCGGTGGCCTTGCAGATCGCACGCACTGAGTCGCCCGCCTCGTACATGGTGGCCAATTCCCGGCGCAAGCTCAGCCGTTTCTCGCTGTCCTTCGGGTATCGCTCGCCCCGGTCGGGGCGGGTGACGCGGCGCAGATCCACATGATCGCTGTCGAACATGGTGGTACCTCCTGTGATTGGCTGTGATCTTGGCTTCGACATCGACAGTATCAGGCGTGTACATTGTGTGTCCAATAGATCGATTTTTCCGCAGAGGACTTTAATCACCATGACTTTCGAAAAGATCAGCCGATTCACCGGGCCGTTCCGCTTTCTGTCCAACTTCTACATCGAAGACGACGGCAAGTCCGTCGAGCACCGCTTCCAGGCGGTCAAGACGCTGGACGAATCCGAACGGGAATTCATTTACTCCGCCCCCACCGCAGCTGCCGCCAAGCGCCGCGGGCGGCAAGTCACGATGCGCCAGGACTGGGACGAGGTCAAAGAACAGGTGATGGAGTTCCTGCTCACCAAGAAGTTCGAGGATCCCCGGATGCGCAAACTATTGCTGCAAACCGGCGACGCACGCCTGGAAGAGGGCAACTATTGGGGGGATGAGTATTGGGGTGTGGACATGGTCACCGGTGAAGGCCTGAACCGGCTGGGCATCCTGCTGATGAAGATCCGTAAGAGAATTTCGCAGGAGGAGGACCAGTGAAGCTCAGACGACTCGAACTCCGCTGCCCAAAATGTGGCGACCTGGTCGACGAGGTCGAACCGGAGCATCTCAATGAGGGCGCGCAATGGCTGGTCGTTCGCAGCATTTTCACCGGCCTGCGAGTGAAAGCCCTGTTCGGGTGGCATCTGAAACCTTGTGGGCATTTCGTGTCCGCGAACCAGTACGTCCTGTACTGGAGACTGACCGAGACCGAGAGACGGGCGAGGTTCCTCCCCGTCGAGGAGGACCAATGAGCGCAGAAGAGGCGATCCGACAGACAATCCTCAAAACTCTGGAGGATCATCTGGAGGAGGACGACGGAGCCACGAAAATCCACAGCATGGGGGCCCATAACGTCGTGATCGACTACTCCTACCTCGACCGGCTCAATTTCAGGAAAGAAGTGACCTACCTGGTCAAGATTGAGGCCACCAAGTTGTGATCAACCTCGCGTTCGACATCGAGAGCCACGATTCTGAACTTCTGTGGTCGATGGGGCCGGAGTTCTTCCGGGTCGCGGGCTACTCGACCGGCCAAGGTGTGCGCATCACCACCGATCCGCATGAGCTCAACCGCAATCTCACATCTCCACTAGTGGACGCCATCGCCGGTAGCCACATCATGGGATTCGACCTCCCGGTGCTGCGGAAGATCTGTGGATTCGACATCGTCGAGGCCGCAGAACGCGGGCGATTGCGCGACAGCATGCTGATCGCCTTCTACCGCGACCCGCCGCCGGCGCAAATGAATACCGGGCAGATTCAGAGGTACTTCAACCTCAGCAATACCGCGAAACGGGTATTGAACGACGTCAAACACACCGACGCCTCCAAAGCCCTGGTGAAGGAGTACGGATCGTGGGGCGCGATCCCCGTCGACGACGCGAGGTTCGCCTCCTACCTGCACACCGATGTCGAGCTGGCCGGTAACGTGACTTCCGCACTGTGCGGACCCGAATGGGACATGCCGCCATACCTGTTCCGCGAACACCGCATCGCCGCGCTCGGGGCGATCATCACGATGAACGGGTTCCGGGTCGACGACGAACTGGTGCTGAAGCGGTACGAGGCGGGCGAGCTGAAGCGCCGCACCATCCTGGAACGACTCACGCAGGACTTCGGCCTGCCCACCGTGCGCAAAGACGGCTCCCCGTCCAAGGCCCCGCAGAACACCCAGGAAGGCCGCCTGGCGGTGAAGCGGGCCTTCGAAGCCGTCGGCGCCAAGCACATGCCCAAGACCGACAAGGGCGCCTGGGGCACCGGCAAAGAAGCCATGAACAAAATGATCGAGCATTACGGGTCACCCAAGGGCGGTCTGTCCGATCGGCGCCAGCAGTCGGTGCGCGACTTGGCCGAAACCATTCAGAGCCTGAACGGCATCCGCACGGTGTACGAGACCACCAAGAAGTACATGGTCGAAGACGGCGACGGATCCTGGCGGGTGCATCCCGCCGTGGACGCACGGCAAGCCTCGGGGCGGCTGTCGTTCACCAAACCCGGCCTGACGGTGATGGGAAAGCGCGGCGGACGGCACCACGAGCGTGAGATCTTCCTGCCCGAACCGGGCCACGTCATCGTGTGCGCGGACTTGTCCCAGATCGACGCCCGGGCGGTGGCGGTGCTGAGCCAGGACCAGGGCTACATGGATCTTTTCGGGCCAGGCGCCGACCTGCACGCCGAAGTCGCCAAACGGGTGTTCGGGAATGCGGATCTCAGGGAGATGGCGAAGCCCTTAAATCACGGCTATAACTACGGGCTCGGTGCACGCAAGGTCATCGACACGATGGGCCTGGACCCGAAAGTGGTGTTCCAGTTCTACGAACAGATGCAGCGCCAGTTCCCCCGTCTGATGGAGTGGAAGGCCGAGATCGCAGAGATCGCCGCACAGGGCCATCTGCTGGATAACGGATGGGGCCGGCGGATGCGGCCGGAACCGCGCCGCGCCTACACCCAGGGGCCTGCCCTGATGGGGCAGGGCTGCGCCCGGGACCTGATGATGGAGGGAATGCTCAGACTGCCACGCGAGATCCACCCGATGCTGCGCGGGGTGATCCACGACGAGGTGGTGTGCAGTGTGCCGATCGATATCGTGGACGATGTGGAGAAGGCGATCGTCAAGGCGTTCACCTTTGAGTGGGCGCCGCCGAAGATGCCGAACGCCAGGCCGATCCAGATCGTGGCCGACGTGGGGAACCGTGGGACGAGCTGGGGAAACGTGTACGAGAAATAGCGCCTGGACACGATCTCAACGCTCTGATACAGTCTCGTTCTGACAGTGACGCACATCACCTTACAAATCAGGAGGCTGACATGGCACGATCCGACCGTCCCACCAGAAACGACCTCGCCACCGCCGAGATGCTCTCGCAGCAACTGGCCGCGAAGGGCGTTCCCGTCACCAGAATGAGCCGCTCACAGGCGCGCAAGGCCGTCAAAAGCGTCCGGGGACGCCCGGCCGCTCCGGGCTTTGTCGACTGGCTGCTGGGACGGAAGTGAAGCGAGCGATGACCGATGGAACACTTGTTGAGGCGAGTTCTGCCGCCGGGGCCGCGTCCATCTGGTGGGCGGCTCAGATCAAGAATCCCACATTCCGCCACACTGATCCGGGGTCCAGCGATAATCCCGCAGTCGCCATTCTGAGCATGGACCTGGCATACATGGTGTCCGAACAAACCATGGCCGATGATCAGTCCACGGCGAAATTCGTGAAAATCCTTCGCGAAAAAGTGCAGGGTGAACTCGACGCTTGTGTCGATGATCTGACGTACATAAATCTCGATGTCGACTACGGTCCCGGCAGACTTCTCAAAGAAGCCGCTGACGAGGCGGGCATCCCTTACAGCCGTTTCCCATGGAAGACGATGATGTTCGTCTACCCCGACCATGTCATCGCCGCACTCGGATACGGAGCACCGAGCTCCCTGGTATGGGCCACGGACGAATGGCTGAACAACCGCCAGCCATGCGGGGCCAACAGGTGTAACAAGGATTTCGATCCTCTCGACGAGGTCTGCCCCAAACCGGTGTTTCATGAAGGCGAATGCGGGGACTAGGTGGCCGACACCGCCAGATGCCTGGACTGCGGTCTGAGCTACGCCGGGCATTACAGTTCCGCCGCTATGAAACGTCTTGCAGAGACAAAGGACCTGCACCATTACCGGACCCGTGAGGACGATTCGTGATGCCCAAGCAGGACCGGCAGGTCAGGATTTTCGAGAACCGCAAGCATCCCGGATTCGAGTTCACCGCTCCGGGGGTCATGATGGGCACCGAAAATCTGCAAGTCGAAATGACGGGCCGCGGGTGGCGGATCACCTGGGAGGAACCAGGATATTCGGACACGGTTCAAGAGGAGCTCTACATGGGGGCCATCTTGAAACTGGTAACCCGGCGGCTTGGTCTCGACGCAACGTTTCGCCTTAGAACGTCTCAACCTGGAAACTACGTGGAGGACGACTCGTGATTCACATCGCGACATGCCACCTGTGCACCTGGAAGTCCTTCTGGGGCGGCGAGAAGTCGGCGGAGAACGCGTCCGCATGGCACGTGTACTACCGGCACCGCAATCACTGGGTGAAAATCATAGGTGAAGACAGACCGCCCGACACGGGCGTAGCCCCACCGCTGCGCCAGCTCACCACGGTCACCGGTTAGGAGAGGGCAATGGCAGAGGACAAGTGCAAGACGGCCATCGACACGATCGCCAGGTACCTGGTGTACGTGTCTCCGCCGCTTCCCGGCCGGGCATGGCCATGGATGACCAACAAGATGATCAATGACATCGAGACACGCGTGCTCGAGATCTGCCGTGCGTCCAACCCTTCCGATGCCGCACTGGTGGCAGCCCTGGAATACCTCGACGACCTCAGCGACGACGAAGGCCGGGAAGAAAAGACCGTGGCCGGCAACTGCGTCAAGATCGAAGTTCATGCCCACGGCCTGTCCGATAAAGCATGGGACGCGTTGTTCGACCGTGTCGCGGACGCGGCGCACAAACTCGACGAAGAAGTCACATGCGGCGGCCAGGCCTGTACCGATTGCGTGGCCGCAGAATGACCACCGTCATCTTCGACGAGCTCGAAAATCTGCATGTCGTGAATGAGAACGACGATGGCGATCACATCGCCTGCGCTCATTGCGACCCCGATACGGCATTGTGCGGCCAGGACGTTTCAGAATCCTCGTGGAACGAGACTCCGTACAAGCTCGGCGATTCGATTTGCGGCAAATGCTTCCACGTGTGGAATACCCAGAGCGCTTGTTGCAGTGATGAATGTGTGCTGTGCAATGCCATCCAAGACCAGCTGGAGGGACGATCATGAACATTGAGTACGAAGAACTGATGACGCCGGCCGAAGTGGCGCAGCTATACCGGGTCAGCCCAAAGACCGTGGCCAAATGGGACCGGGAGGGGCGGCTACCGAAGTCCATTCGCACACCTGGAGGACACCGGAGGTGGCCGGCCGCGAAGGTCCTGGCGCAGCGGGAGATGATGTCCAATGGAGACGGATAGGGAAGCCGGAAAAGCCGTCTACGAGGGGAAACGCAATCTGATACGTCTTTTCAGTGACAGACCTCCACCCCCTCCGGCCTCGGAAGGCATCGACTACACAAAAGTTGAGATGGTCGAAGCCCAGCAAGGTGATCGCAGTGATCTGCGAACGTCCAGGCAGCCCCGTACGTACCGGGTCAGATTCCTGACCGGCCTGCTGGCCGTGGTCGTGGTGATCGCATGGGATGTGTGGCTGACGCTGCGCGTCGAAGGGGTGCTGTGAGATGTGGGTTGAGCGAAGAGAAATCGGCGGCGTGACTTGTGACGCCACGGATTGCGACGAGCGCTTCGATATTCCGTGGACTAACCCTGTAGACGCCTATGGTCACATCAAGGAACTGGCCAGAGCGCAGGGCTGGACTTTCTGGAGAAACCGGATTTCCCGGCAGTACTGCCGTAGCCACGGTCCGAAACGCGGTCACACGATGTGGGAGATCTAATATGCGCAGAAAACCATGGCGAACCGGACGAAAGCTCGGGCGGACCCTTTACATCTGCAACGGCGAAACCCCCGGCGACGATGATCAGCTAGTCGGCATGATGGACACGCCTGAACTGGCTGATCGGGTAGTCGACGCCGTCAACCGAACGATGCCCAAGGATGCGTCTGCGGGCGGCGCGGACGAAGTCTCCAAGACCATCTGGCGGGCCGCCAGTGTTCTCTGGAACGGTCTTGGAGATCTCGACCTTGACGACGACGATGTGAAAGTCCACGACACTCTGAGAGCCCTCTCTATGTGGATGTTCAGCATCGCTGAAACCCATATGGCCGACCCTTCTGATTACTGTGCGGGACGGGGGCACGAGCTCCGGTGGCCTTTTGTCATGGCACATGATGACGACTTCAACGAATGCACGTCCTGGTGGTGTAAAACCGTTGGGCACGCTCTGAGCGTGTCCGAGGCTTTACTGCGCGAAACCGATGTAGAGCCCGAAAATGTCGGCTGAATTCCGGGTCGTCGCCGCGCTGGAAGACGGGAAGATCGCCTTCATCACCCGGGGGAAAGGCCAGCGCTACTTCTGGTGGGAGGGCGACGTGAAGAGGACGCTGGCCGACGTCGAATTCAAGGCGATGGAGAGCCTGCGCCGGCGAGGGCGGCTGGAGTTCGTGCACAACCACGGGCAATACGGAAACGGGAAAGTCCGCTTGCGCAGCCGTCAGGGAACATTGTTGAGGAGAATTGTCAATGGTCATGAGATATAAGTCCCGCCCCAGCGAGATCGAGGCCGTCCGCTGGGACGGTTTCAATCTGGCAGAAGTCCAGATGTTCGGCGCCGACGTGTTCGTCGACCGCGGCGGAACCCTGAAACTGAAGGCCGGCGCGGGTGGGTCCCAGGAGTACGTCCCGGTCCCATCCGGGCACTGGATCGCCCGGGACGCCAATGGGAAAGGCGACGACTACTGGCCGATCCACCCGGACTATCTGGCGAGGAAGTACGCGGCGACCGGGGGTGGGGCCGCTTCGCGCGATTTGCAAGATCGTTACTACGAGTCGCTGCGTGGGCTGATAGTCCAAGTCAACCCTCCTGAACTGCGTGATCTCAGGCTGTGGCTGGGGCGCCGGATCGGGGCGCACATTGTGAACTCGAGATTGACCATCGAGGCTGTGGACAATGGCGGAATCCTCGTCCGGACGAAGCCTTACCTGAATAACGATCACCGTTCGGAGGAAGAATGAAAGACGTCCTGCTGAAGATGACCGAATCGGTCAAAGTAGCCCTAGAGGATCTAGAAGAAGACCCTAGCGTTGATCCCGCCATCGCGACCGAGCTGGAGTACCTATGGGGCGACCTCAGCTGGGCACTGCGCGGAGCCATCAACGGTGTGTGGTCCCAGCAATGCGACAACCTCGTATGGCGGATCGTCCTGCTGACCCGGCACACCGGCCAGCCCACACCGTGGGGCGACGTCTCGATCGAGTTGCTGGAATCCGGGGTGTACCAGGCCCTGCACGACGCGATGGGCATTCCCGCCCCCGTGGACATGCAGAGGGTCGCGAAGATCCGCGAGCATATCGACGAAGGACTGACGCCGTGAAAGACGTCCTGCCCTGGCTGCTGAGCATTGTCACGGTCACCATCATGTGGCTGGCCGGATCGAAGAACCCGACCGCCTGGGTACTGGGTTTGGCCGCGCAGGCGGGCTGGATCGCCTTCGCCCTGCTGTTCGAGGCGTGGGGGCTGCTGCCTCTGTCGTTCGTGCTCATCGTGGTGTACGCGAGAAACCTCCGGCGATGGCTGGAACCCACGACGGGAACAGGGTCAGACGTTGACATTCGTCAGAGCTGACTACGACAAGCCGCACCGCTGTTCCTGCTGCTGGAGGGTCGGCGAACGGGGACTGCTCGGCGTATACCGGTGTGGGCAATGCAGCCTGCGCTGGCACCCCGTCTGGCAGATGCGGCAAGGCTTGAAAGAACTCAGCGACTCGTGCCGGGCTTACGCAGCATGCTCCGACGGGCGAATGCACAGATACGGACCGAAATCACGGGAAGAGGGGTGCTAGATCATGCGCATCACTGAAACCTACGACCGAGTGAGGGCTACGGCCAGGCGCCGTGTCGTGTGCGATGTGTGCGGGCAGAAGCGCTACATTCAGCGCACCTTCACCGCCACTGTCAACCCGTTCAACCGCAATGTGGACGGGACGCCTCGATCCGCCGGGCAAGTGCAGTCTGTGGTCAACGCGCAAGCCCGAGACTGGGAGCCGGACGAGAACGAACGGGTGCACGAGAAATGCTTCCAGGGGTATCCCTGGCTGGATTCTCAAACCACATAATGAGGCAGGACTAGCGCAGCCCCCAGGTAGTACGACCTGGGGGCTGCTGCCACGACGGCACGACCTGGAGAAGGTGCTTGGACAACCCCCGGAGTGCGTTCGACGCCAAGGCTATCAGTTCCGCCGGCGGTTTATTCGTCCTTGCCGAACGCCTGACCTCGGGCATGGCGCAGCACCCGGATTAGTTTGTTGACATAGTAACGATCGAGAGTGCAGAACAGGCCTGTGGCCAGTTCTTTCGTGTCGTCATCCCATTCCCGGACCAACTCGGCCAGCGGCAGCGTGATGTTTCCCTGTCCCGGCCGGGTCGTGGACCCGATTTGGATGTGCCCCGTATCCCGGCCCCAGTTGACCTCAAGGATGAATTGCGCATCGGGGGTGTAGATCAGTTCTTTCGGCATCTCGCCATCTCCCATCTTGGGGGTTTGTTCATACGTCATCGAAGATACCGGCAATCTGAAACGACGCAAATCATGCGACACGATCACATCGAGTCTGGTACAATCGAAGTTCCCTGAAACCACCGCCGGACGGAGGAAGCATATGGCGATGATCGCATTCGACGACCTCTCCCCACAGCAGCGTGAGGCGGTAGAGAAGGTCTCAACATGGTGGAAGAGCGCCGGGGCGCTTCGTGGCGTCGGCGAAATGCCGGGAATGCCCGGTTCTCAGACGTTCTACCTGGCAGGATTCGCCGGGACCGGCAAAACCTCGATCGCCCAGACCATCGTGTCCTACCTAGGACTGAGTGAGCACGAGGTCATCTACTCCGCCTTCACCGGCAAGGCGTGCCACGTGCTGCGAACCAAGGGATGCCGTCCGGTCACCACCCTGCACAGCCTGATCTATACCCCGGTGGACAAGTTCAGGGCTTTCGCCGAAACCGAGACCCTCGAGGCCGAGCTCGAAAACGGTGTGACGTCACAGCGCCAAGCGCTGATCGAGAAAAGACTGGGCGAACTGCACGAGGAGATGGACGCCCCCGGCTGGATCCTGAATCCCACCTCCGACCTGGCCCGGGCGAAACTCCTGGTGGTCGACGAAGTGTCCATGGTGAACGAGCGCCTGGCGGCCGATCTGCTCAGCTTCAAAGTCCCCGTCCTGGTGCTCGGCGATCCCGCCCAGCTCCCGCCGGTGGCCGGCAACGGATACTTCACCAGTTCCGATCCTGACATGATGCTCACCCAGATCCACCGTTACGCCCTTGAGTCCCCGATCACCTCCATCGCCACCACCGTGCGGACCCACACCGGGGGGCTGGAGACGGTCACCGGTCTGGTGGAGTCCCCCGACGGGTCCAAACCTCCCAGCGGACGGTGGCACAAGCCGCTGACCGCCGCACAGGCGGCGCGTTTCGACGTGGTGCTGTGCTGGCGCAACGACACCCGCTGGCACCTGACGAGGAAACTGAGGGCGCAGCGCGGGTACAAAGGCGGTCTGCCAAACGTCGGGGAGAAGATCATTGTGCTGACCAACAATCGCGATCTCGCGGTGTACAACGGACAGATCTTCACCGTGCAGCGCCTGGACAGCCGGACTCGCGGTTCGGACCGGAACGGGTTCACCGCCAAAGTCAGCGACGACGAGGGAGGCGTGCGGACTCTGCCTCTGGTCACCGGGGGATTCGCCAATAAGAAGACCCAGGAGGACACCGAGCGCAGGTCGCGGTTTCAGCGCACCGCCGCCGTGGCCACGTTCGCCCATGTGATCACCGTGCATAAATTTCAGGGTTCGGAAGAATCGAAGATCCTGGTCATCGACGAATCAGCGGGCGTGGCCCGGGCCGGCGGGGCAGATCAGGCACGGCAATGGGGGTACACCGCCATTACAAGAGCGTCAACTCAGGCGATCATCACGTCAGGAATTGTGTGAGAGGAGACGATATGAAACTCGACGACATCATCGACCGAATGGGAAATCTGCCGTCCAGTGACGCCTCGAAGATCATCCAAGACGAACTGGACGGGTCTACGACTCGGCTGGGCCGCATCGCGTTCCGGCAACATTTCGGCCGTCGCGTGGCCAATCTGCTGGAAGACGAGGGGCTTCTGATCGTCACAACATTCAGGACCCCCTCCGATCGCGACCTGCGCATGATGCGGCAACGCTGCAGGACGCTATTGCTGAAAGTCGCGCAAGGCGACCGAATCGAGAACACTGATATTGAGCGCCTCGCCACCGATCTGACAGAGGTCGTCGACGAACTTCAGCGTGAACGGCAGCGTCTGCGCACCCTGGCGATCACCGATTCTCGAGAATTTGAGCAGCTGCGCGACCGGATCGCCGAACTGGAGAAGACGTGAGCCAGGAGAGCGAGAAGAAATCCCGGCTTCAGAAGATCGACGAGAAGGACATCCCGAAAGCGAAAAAACGCATGGAATCCGGACGGCAGAGTTACCGGCTCAAGCCCGGCAAGTCCCGGCGCATCCTGGGCAGGATCGTCTACAACGCCGACGAAAAGAGGAAGAAACGATGACCAACGACAACGATCAACTCCTTTTAAACCTCACCGACGAACTCATGGACTGGTACGGGCGAGTCGCAGACGCCGCCTGGGCGACAGTGGTCGAGCAGGCTCCCGGAATAGCCGAGAAGATCTCCGAAGAGGAACTGGAGGTCCTGCGTAATCACGCCATCGCCACCGTGGCATTCGTCTTCGAGAACCTGCTCAAAATCGACGCCCCGGCCACCGAAGGACTGATCCGGAAAATACTGAATGTGGGTGACGACGATGTCTCCTGATAACGATCGAACCCACTCAAGGTGGGCCAGACCCCACATGACCATCGGCGGCACCGTGATCCTCGAGGGCATCGTCGGATCGCACGCCTATGGTCTGGAGCGAGAGGATAGCGACTCCGACTTCCAGGGAGTGTTCGTCGCCCCCACGCTAGAAGTGGCCGGTCTGCACTGGCGAGCCGGCCGCGAGAGCGTGCACAAGGCCACTGAGAACGAGGACTTCACCTACCACGAGGTGGGCAAGTTCCTGCGGCTCGCACTGAAGTGCAACCCGACCGTCCTGGAACTGCTGTGGCTGGACCACTACACCACGATCACAATCCACGGCCGGAAACTGCTCTCATTGCGCGAGGCGTTCCTCTCACGTGACGCGGTGCGCAACTCCTATCTCGGGTATGCCCGATCGCAGAACCTGAAATTGCGGGCGAAGGCAGATGTCGGCCACCCGCGGCAGGCCAAGATGGGCCGCCACATGCTGCGCCTGCTGCGGCAGGGCCGCCTGCTCGCGCAGACCGGCCAGATGCACCTGAAGGTCGGGGACCCGCAAGAGTACTTCGACTTCGACGACATGTCAGTGCGCGACATGCTCGAGATTTACTCACGGGAGATCATGCAGACGCACGAGGCGTTCGAAAAGGGCAACGCGGCCTTGCCGGACAAGCCCGATCTGGAGGAAGTGGAACTGGCGCTGGACGGTTTCCGGCGCACATTCACCAGGAGAGGTGTGGGATGACCTTCCCGAGAGTCATCTTTTACGACGACACCCGAGGCCAGATCATCTTTGAGACACGGGGCCACCAAATCATCGTCCCGCCGGTAGGTTCATCGGTGCGTTGCCCCCGAGGGGAAACCTATGAGGTCAAAAGACTGGAATTCACCTATGTGGAGTGGTCCAATTTTATGCTTTCGCAAGTAACCGTCACCATACGCAACCGGAAAAAGAGGTGACGAACATGACCAGTTTTCTGCGGCGCCTCCGATTCAAGAGACGCCTGCGCCTTCTGAACCGGCGCTACCTGAATCCGCAGGGCCTCGAACTGCACCTCATTGAGATCTTGGACGATGAACGCCTCTCAGTGCGCAGAGACTGTGCGTTCTGCGGTCGTGAACGCTCAACCTCGGACGACAACCACAGCGACGACTGCCCCTACTGGGACTACTTCAGAGGAACTCAACTATGACCATCTGGAACTGGGCCGGCATCGCGATACTACTGATCTTTTTGGCCGGGGTCACCTGGGTGGCCAAACGGGACCCTGAGATCCGGGACGTGGTCAAATTCTTCCTATTCCTTCTGGTCGGAGCGGCTATAGGTGCGGCAGTAGTCCTCGGGATCGCCCTGGCGATAGGAAGATTGCCATGACCCAGGAACAGAGCGATCTGGCATGCGGGGACGTGTTCACCGCCCGCCGGCACGGGATCGTGTGGACCTACACCTGCGTACTGACCGCCGGGCACGCCGGCCTGTGCCAAGACCACGCCGGCATCCAGTGGATCGGGGCACACCGGATTAAAGAGAGGGACTCGTGAAACGACTTCTCGACACTTTCAGAAAGCTCATCGACGTCGTCATGGCCGTCCTGCTGGTGCTCGGCATACTCACGATGATTTCCGGGATCCTCTACGACAACCGGGAGAGCGCGATGCTGGGCCTGGTCACCGTGCTCTACTGGCACGTCTACGACCTGCGGAAATCATTGAGAAGCCTGACCGCCAGAATGGATGAAACTCGCGAGGTGCGATCGTGACCCGCCGGCTCGACATGATTCGTATCGAATGCTCCGGACACTCAGCAGTGCTGTCCACGCTTCTGCTCGAGAGCCTGCAAACGGACCTGCCCGTGCCCTGTCCGGCGGCCGGATGCCATCACACGCTCGGAACGGCTGAGAGGATCCTAGCCGCCGCCGAGAAGATGCAGCGTGAAGCGGGAGACCAGGCGAAGCGGAACCGCGAGGAACACCGGCAGAGAGACGAACTGGACGAGGCGATCCGCCTCTCCGAACGGCGACAGGCGCTGGAAGGGGAGTTGTGATTGCAGCCGGCAAACCCGAAGCCGCCCTGTTCGACATGGACGGCACGCTGTGCGACGTCTCCTCGATCAGACATCACGTCATGGGCAAAAGCAAGAACTTCGACGCCTTCCACGCCGCGGCCATCGATTGCCCGCCGGTTGCTCTGACGCTCGAGCACTACCACCGGCAGGTCGAGCTCGGGCGGGAGATCGTCATCGTCACCGCCCGCAAGAAGAAGTGGCAATACCAGACGATCTGGTGGACGCTGCTCAACGACATCGAATACGCGGGCATGTGGATGCGCGAGAATCACGACGGCCGGCCGGACTACGAAGTCAAGGCCGGCCTGCTCGCCCGTATCAGGACCGTGTTCACTCCGGTGATCGCCTTCGACGACAATCCGAAGGTGATACGGCTGTGGGAGGAGAACGGCATCGAGACCATCGCCATCCCCGGCTGGGACCACGACTACGACGCTCAGAAGAGGTAAGGCGACATGACCGTCACCCGAGGGTTCGTCTTCATCCCCCCACACGTGCTCACCCCGCCCCGCGATGGGCTGAACTGGGTCTTCCGTGACCGGTTCTGGATGTACGCCAAAGGCAAAGGGCTGGCATTCTGGCGGAACGGAAAACACTTTGCCCCGCAGTGCAATGCGAGCAGGTCGATCGTTGAACAGTTGGTCAGTGAGATCGGGACAGAGGGCGCCACGGTCGTCTATCAGTCCTTCATCTGCGTCAAGACGGACAGCGAAGGACGCCTCTACCTTCCAGAGAAGGAATTGAGGGGCAGCTGATCCGGGAGATGCGCTCGAGTCCGGACACGAGCGCATCTCCCTAGGATTGGTTGGCAGCCCTACCGACGAACTCCCCACAACATGGGGACGCCGCGGAAGATTGAGGAATCGAACCCCCGAGCTCTCACTCGTCGTTCCAGATTTCAAATCCGGTTGCCGGCCCAAGCGGCGAAATCTTCCCTATTGAGAATGGTTCTGACGGCCCCTCCCGCCAAGGGACGGGTGGCTGGGAGGGGCCGTCAGACATCTTAATTAGCTAATAGTGAGAAAGCGGCGCAGCAGCAGGCCCAGCCCGCCCAGGCCGATCAGCCCTGCAGCGGTCCCGGCCAGCATGGCCGACGAGCCACCCGAACCGGTGTCCGGAAGCTCACTGTCATCATCGGGACTGCCCGGCAGATCTTCCTTGCCACAATTGACGGTGACCGACTTCCAGTCCTCACCCGCGACCCGGTATTCGACGACATGCTCGCCGCTGTTCTGGCTGAACTGAGCGCTCAGGACTTCGGACTCGCCCGGTTCAATATCCCGGGGAACGATCGAACCGTCATCCACCCGTGCCTCGCCTGTGACGGTCTCGTCAGTGTTGTTCGTGAACTCGACTTCTACAAGCTCGCACTTCTCGCTGGTGACGACTACTTCAACTCCATCATCAGAGGCATCCTTGCCGTCCTTGCCGTCCTTGCCATCTTTACCATCGGCTCCGTCGTTCCCGTCGCCGTCCTTACCGTCGCAGCCCTTTGCGGCATTGAAATCGAACGTCCAGGTCCAGTCGCCCTCTGTCAGCACGTAACCCTGATCGGCCCCTGCTGTGACTTCAAGAGTCTGTGGCAACGGAGTCACGTCAGAATCGGACTCGTGGCTGTAGGACACGCCCTCGACCTCGGGAACGGTCAGTGTAGCGGGCTCGTCGCACACCGCCTGGGTGATTGCAGGATCTTCAGGTGCCACCTCAACACACGGTTCGACTTCCAGGGACAACCACGTCGTGAATGGGTTCGGGTCATCCGGCCCAGCAATGGTCCATTCCCAACCGTGTTCAGCACCGTAGGCGTTGATGTCGTCCTTGAACTCATCGTTGGTCTGATCGCTGATACTTGGATGGCCGTCCCACAGCGGGACATCGTCATCACGTTCGCCGCCGCCAAACGCCCGGTAGTAGATGGTAAGTGGCTCGAACGAGTCGGAGTAGAACGGGCCGACCTGGATGGGCTCGCCCCCCACAGGTACAGCTATAGTGCCGTCAGATCCGGCAACGACGAGGAGCGCGTTGTCAGCAGAGAAGTCCTTGGCATCCGTAGAGAGCACCGCGATTCCACAATCACCCAGCTCGTAGCTGATGGAATCAGATTCTCCGCCTTCGGTGGCGCTTGCCGGCGGGCCGGTGAAGAACACCGCCAGCACAAAGCCGAGCGTGGCCAGACCGGCCAGGAAGCGTTTCTTGAACGAGGGAACGAGGGAAACAGGTGCGCGGCGCCGCTTCGCGTGCTTCGCGGGCGCATGACGGGGTGTGTACACAGGGCCTCCAAGGATTTGAGGGGGTAAGATCGATGTCTTTTCAAACGAACGCATTATTTGTATCAGGGATTAGGACTTGTGTCAAAGATCTCGGTAGGATCAGCGGCATGACACTCACAGACGACTGGGACGACATCGCAACGAAAACCATCCCCATCACCAACCATGTCCGCGTCCCCCTGATCACCCGCGTGACCGGGAATCTCTACATGGGCGGATGCCTGGACGAGACCCGGCTGCCCAGCGACTTCGGCCTGGTGATCGCGGCCTACCAGTCGGAGAAATACACCCTGGGTGAGAACACCCGGCGATTCGACTACGAGATGCTCGACGGACCCGACGTCCCCGCAAAGGAACAACTGGAACACGCGGCGCGAACCGTGCTGACTCACATGTCGGCAAGCCCAGACTCCAAAGTCCTCATCCACTGCCAGGCCGGCCTCAACCGCAGCGCCCTGATCACCGTCTACACCATGTGGACCGCTGGATGGAGCATCGCCAGCGCAATCGAACTACTGCGACTCAGACGATCGGAGTGGGTCCTGTACAACAACGACTTCCACGACTTCCTGACCGGGCTCGACGACTGAACCACCGGCACGCTCATACTCGTTGATCTGGAGAGACAGGACATCGGCAAACGCGGAGAAATCCCGTGCCAGACGCTGAGCCAGCACCACAGCCCGCTTGCCCGCCATCAACGTCTGGGGACGGGGGAAGGCCAGACATCGCTGATTCCAGGCCCAGATGCAATCCTCGAGCTCAGTGGAGGCGAACCTGGCCCCCTCGGGCAGGGGAGGAAGGTCTGGAAGGGTCATGTCAGTCACGCGAAACGCGGGCCGGGGGTCTCCAGAAGTCACCATGATCTCTCCCACCAGGGCAGGCCCGTGAGGGAGAGTACGAGTCTGATGACGAGAAAGGCTGCGGCACAGGCCGCCCATCTCAGCAGGAAGAAAAAAACCAGGTGGCCCACATCCCACCGATTGACCGTGTCCACATTCTCAAGCAGTTCGCGGATACCCATAGTGCGTTTCATCCGTCAGTCCTCACCCTCCACTTGGGGGATTCGTCATCCCGCATTCGTAGCAGAAAAGCTCATCAGGGGTGTCCACGACAATCTGACCGGCCGTATTCCGCAATCGGAAACCGCCACGCATATCGGTATCGGAATGGGTGCATTCAAACTGGCGCGTCAAGCGGCCGGCCGAGACCATAGCCTCCTCCAGCTTCTGATCGCACATGTCGCAATGACCGGCGATCAGGGGTAAGCCGTTCTCATGTTGCCAGCGCAGCCTCTCAGACCATTCACTGGCGAGAATGCTGTCCAGGCACTCGATGTAGGTCTCGGTATCGCCGAACAACCAGTCCAGACCATCGTGGTGGCAGGGGTAACGCATGCGATGCGCTGCGGGGCGGTCCGAGGTGGTCATGGAATCTCCCCTGTCAGCAACGCGACTCCAAGGACGACCGACCCGAACAGCCCCAGCGTGACGATGAGCAATGCGAGGAAACTCACGACCCTGGAGATGGTCTTGACCCATCCGACGGTCTTCCCAAAGTAGACGAACATCGAAGCGGGAAGGATACTGAGAATCGCGCCGCCGAGGAACTGCCACCCGCTCACGAGGGATCATCCCGGCTCTCTGGCGGGAGCTGGGAAGTCTGCTCCGCGACCCAGGTGGTGTCGAAAACCACCGACGTCATCATGCCCGTGTCGCTCTTGGACGAGATGGACTTCGCCTCGAGATGACGCAGAGCGTAATGGCGGTCCCCGAAATAGGCGCGTGCGACGGCATGCGCCTCGGCTTCGGCCAGGATGAAATTCAGGTTGCCACTAGTCTCAATGATCAGCGTGCTGACGCGTATCTTCATGACCCTCACCATCCTGCCGGTGTTGGCGGCGTGGCGTCGTCCAGGATCTGGTGATACAGCCTCCACGAAGTCTCATGAGGCCGGTCGGTGGGATTACTTCCAACCCAGTCCCGATCACTCCAAGCCACCCGGGCCCATTCGATGTCGTCGAAGCGGTCCGCCTCCTGTCTGGCCAGAAGAGGGTCAGAGAACACGCCGAGAATCTCCCGGCCCCTCGTATGCTGGAGAATCCACACGATCCCAGGCTTTTCGTCAGTCTTCGTCATGACTCGTTCCGCCTTCCTCGAATTCCCCTGTAGCGGTGACGACGGATAGCTTCGTGTAGTCGCCCAGCACTTCTTGAAGTACGAGGTCTGCGTTGTCCAATCCGACCTCGACGCTCTCCCTTTGTGCTCCCTGGCCTCTGTTCTGCCACTCCCCGAGGAAGAACACTTGGTGATAATCAAGGCCGATCCGATCCATACCGTGTTCCTTGCGCATGGTGTTTCGCAGGAGATCTGCATTCTGCATGGTGTGCGTGATAATGATCCGGCTCCAATACGGCCATGTGTTGATCTCGTGCCCTTGCTTCACCCACTTGATCAACTTGGTGGTCTTTCCTTCCCCCTGGTCCAGGATGATGAATTTCATGACGTCCTCCTTCATCTCTGCCGGGCGGTCTTCAACTGAACCTTCAACTGCTCGATCTCAACCATGAGGTGGGCGTTCTCTACCCCCAGTTCGAGAAGCATCTCTCGCAGCACATGACGCTCGCCGGCCAGACGCTCCAGACCTATGAATGCTTCACGGATTTCTCTGCGAGCCTTACGCTTGGTCTCCTTCGGATCGAGATCGGCGTAGTTCGTCGCACCGAGCTGGTCGAGATACGACTCGATTTCCTGCCAGTCGTAGTCCGTGCCCGTCTCATTCGTCATGACTCATCACGTCCTTTCATGTTCGAAGCCTTTTCAGCCGCCCTGGCCTTCATGCGCTCCTCCAGATCCGCGGCGGCGTCGACCAGCAGATCGGTGAGCTCATCGGTCTTCACACCCAGCAGGCCCGCGCCCGAATGCTGCGAATCGACCTGAAGATGTCCGATCAGCAGACACCTGGCGCCCTCAGGGCCAAGGCGTATGTACACGGGGATGTGGAACTTCTCAGAGACCGCCATGCGTGTCACCAGTGTTCCGGTTTTGGAAGAGGTGAGCGGGGAAGCTCCCAGTCCACCACGAAGTCAAACATGTCCATGTTCAGCGCCTGCGCCAGAACTCCACGGGCGAGACCCACGACACCATCGAAAGCACTCCCGGTCGCCAGCAGGATCCGACGGCCGTCATCGTCTTGCGCTGCGGTTTCGAACAGCCCTCCAGTTTCCGGCGACGGGCTGGAGACCACGATCCGGTACATGGGCTTGCCCGTGATCTGGGACCGGCCGACCGGCTGAAGCGAATTATTCGTTAATGTCATCACCACCACCTTCGCTTTCGGAATTTTCGAGGATTTGGAGAATCCGTTCTGCAAGACACCCAGCGTGTATCCGGTAGCACGTTGGCCAATGCGCCTTCTTACGTTTCTCAGTAGCAGCACGCATTGAATCCCGGTGCTCATGCGTCTGGAGCACATTCACCGATAGGTCACGCACAGCATCGCACTTGGCCTGCTGCCACCCGACCTCATAGAGCAGTTTCATCGCATCGTCAGGGGCTATGGAGGACTCCGACCGCTTCCGAATGATGTTCAGCTCTTCGGCGGTCAAAGGTCTAGCCGGATCCGGGCGCATGAGCGCTTCGATCTTCTCCCGTTCGCCACAGTTACACGCATAAGTCACGCGACCGGACGATTTGTCGGGGCAGCCCTCTTCATGCCAGAACGGTCCCTGGTGTTCAATCATCGTCGCCACCTCCATTAACGGTCAGCCCTTCGATGGCGTGGTCGCAGGGGCGGACATCGGCTCCGGCGAAGCGGAATTTCCCGACGCCGTAGTAGGGGTAGGCGCCCACGCATCCCGAGTTCTGTTCAGAATGGTTCGGGCCAGTGCAGCAATCACACCAATGCCAATCGTCGTGTCCCCGGGGGAGGTCGCATCCGTGGCTGCCCCAGTAGACGTCACAGACGTCCGGATTCGGCGAGAGACGCCCCACAGAGCCAGGGTCCGCCGCCCACGGTTCCACCGGGCCGCCTAGCACGAGATTCCCCTGCCGTGAAGGGCACAGTCGACCACTGCATACCCGCCTTCTTCCGCCGACAACGGCGAAGCATCGCTGACCATCCGCACGATCCTGGTGAATCGCCCACACTTCGGGCACTGCGCTGAACCTTTCGGGACAGGCCGCGTGAGGAAGAGACCTCGGGCGCCATCTAGATCACTCATCGCCACCTCCGTCGAGAATGACCGCCGTCATGCATTGCGGCACGTCTTTACCATGGCGATGGCCCAGACAATCCTCAGTCTGATATCGGCTGCCCTGCATGCAGCACGACCAGCAGATCGAGTACTGATAGCCGTCGTCACAGACCAGGCCGACCTCTTCGACCTCGCGAACGCCGTCAGGCAGACTGCCGTCGCCGTTCCATTCGTGCTCATGACCGCACTCGTCGAAGATCTTATGCGGCTGATGCAGCTCGCGTATGTCAGCGAGCTTGTTCAGCGCGGTGTCGCGTTCAATGCGCGTTTTCCGCACTTCCCAGACCAGGTGATGTCCGTCGCTACTATCAGGCCGGCCTCGATTGGCCCGGATGGCGTACGGTCCCAGATCCAGGTCTGCGACGGTGATACGGATTGCGTCAGGCATCGTCGTCACCCGCTTTCGCGAGCACGTCGGCGGCGGTCATGCCGTTGATTCGGATCAGTGGTGCGTGGTGGCAGGCCGTGGCGTACGCGGTCAGGTAGTCGAACCGGGTGCGCTCAATGAAATCGTCTTCGCGAGATGACGGGATTGGTTCGTACTCCCATTCGCCGTCGCTGTTGAAGACCTTGCTGAGGAACTTGACGGCGTACTTGTCGCCGCCGCGCCACACGACCTTGACGCACCAGGGGTCACGGTTGATGTTGTCGGCAGGCAGCAGGCTGACCGTGATCTCGGTGACCAAGACATGAAGCTCACTCACCGTCGCCACCACCCTTCAATGCTTTGGCCATCTCACACGTCACGCACATGCAGTTCGATCCGATGGACAGGCCCTCATGTCTGGCGTGGATCTCTAGCGCGGCGTCGATCCTGGCCTGTGTCACAGTGAGGGCATCCACGTACGCCTGAATGGCGCGCGCGGCTTCAGCACTGTCGGCTTCCGCCCTCTCGGCGCGGTCAAAAGCGGCATCACGTTCCCGGATCACACTCGCCTCGCGCGTACGGAGTTCCTCGACCAGCAAATCAAGCCGGTCAATGTTCTCGCTCCGATACGCAGCCAGCCCGTCTACGGCCTTGAACCGACGATGCGACTCTTCGATCTCATCCAGCAGCTTCGGCACCCACTCGCGAGCGGCAGCGATGAACTCGGCGTCAGCTTCGTCTAGGTCTGCGTAAGCCAGAACCTGTGGGATGCCGCCATAGACGACGCCGGTCGGGTGGAATCGAATATCGGAATCTCGCCACTCGTTCCCGTTCCGGTCGCCCTCGTGATAGTTGTGGCGAACGGACCATGGCCCAGGCGTGGCCTTGCCGACACGTTCGCGGATCTCGGCCAGCTCTTCGGCGGTCATCGGGTCAGAGGGGTCACTCATCATCTGCCTCACTGAAAATCGAGCCATCGGCGATGGCCTTGTTGAGTGCGGCCGCCGCTCCAGGACCGTGCACCTCATCGATGCGGTCGTCGAGTCTTTTCTCGGTTATCAGGTCGATCGAGACGCCGTCGAGAATTCGCTGCACATCTAACACGTCAACGACCTGATGGCGAAGCCCGCCGGCGTTATACGCCTCAAACGAGAAGTGGTCGATCAGTTTGTGGACGGCGTCGAGCTTGACCTGCGCCTCGTCGCGCTCTTTGCGCGTCTTGTAGACCTCGCGAACTAGATCGTGCACATCGTGGCTGCTTGGCCAGCCGCGCAAGGCTCGTAAGTCATACGGCTCTAGCGCGAGATCGTCAGTCGTCATTTCGTATCTCACTGTCCTTGATCCGCTGATCAGTCCACGGCAGCGCCAGACCGTCGTTCTCGCGGCGTGGCACTACGTGTAGATGGAGATGGAACACGCTCTGAGTGGCCGGTCTGCCGACGCTGGTAATGATGTTCACGCTCTTGTACCGCTCGTCGCCCTGTTCGGCCATGGAAGCGGCCCACGTAGCTGCGTCCCGCATCGCAAGGGCAGACGTCTGCGGATCTTCGCAGGCGTCGGTGACATGCTTGACCGGGATGACCAGGAAATGGCCGTCAACGACCGGCTTGAGCGGTGTGATCGCGAAGCACACGCTGTTGGCGTGGAACACGTGCGCCGGCTCGAATCCCAACACGATCCGGCAGAACACGCAGAACTCACTAGTCATCGCGCACCTCGCTGTTCTGAATTTTCACTCGCTGATGTCTACGGCACCTATCGTCATGCGATCCGAATGCTCCACCGTGTACTGGACAATCGACGCACTCAAATTCAGGCCACTCCTGACTCTTTACGCGCTTGCCACGATTTCCTATGGCAGCACCCCACATACAGCAGCACTCACTCTTTGTGTCAGATTTGCCTGAACATCCGCATGTCGCGGTATGGCGATTGTCATGCTTTCCGTCAGTACCCAGCGGGCGATGCCGATCGCACTCATCGATCAACCGCCCGATCAGATCGGAATCACGCTGGATTTGTGCAACATCCCAATCGCGATGGCTCACGGCACTTTGCGCGCGGCAGAGGGTCTCGCGAATCTGCTTCGGAAGATCGGGAACGCTCAGCTCAGTCATCGCGCACCCGACTTCATGCAGCGCAAGCACTTCGGCAATCTGGCTAGGCGCTCGTACTCGTCCTGAGTTCCGGTACCGCGCCAATGTGACGGAAGTGCGACAGCGAGTCCGCACAGGCTGAACCGGGACGAGTCGAAGATATTGAGGCTGGTCATGTGGCGAACGCCACCGCGAGCCAGGTAGCGCCAGCCCTCGCCGACAAGTAGCGCACCACGTTCGCCGAGGGTTTCCCATTGACGCCCGTCAAATCGCGTCGGGATCTGAGTGGTCATCGCGCACCTCACTGTCCGTGTCCTCGACCGGCTGTAGATAGCTGACCGGTCGGCCGATCTTCTTGGCGTAGTCGATCTCCGAACGGGTCGATTCGCCGATGTAGCCACCGACATTGAGCACGAGCACCTTGTCAGCCAGGTCGATCTTGCGCTTGTGCAGCTCGTCGAGCCGCGCCTTGAGACCGTGGTCTACGTGCTGTGGGTCCTCATCGAGCGCCTGCGTGGTGACGATCTCGATTGACAAAACGATCGCCCCGGCATGAGTGAGCCGCACGCGCTGGCGGTTGAACTCGTCAACGAAGCGCGTCGAACCGCAAAGGCAGACGATTTCTGGTTTTGAGCCACCCCACTCAACGGTGGTCTCCGTGTCGTCGCCGGGGATAAGTCCCGCATCAGCGAGGATGTCCAGTGCGGCCTCCAGAGGTGCGTTGATCCAGTGGCCAGGCTTGTTCTTGTTCAACGCACCCTTACGACTGAAGGCCTCGGCGGCGCGTTCGATATTGCTCAGCATCATTTGACCTTTTCCTGATTGTCCATATCCTCGACCGGGTCGCCTTCCTCATCGAGCTTGTGCTCACTGCTGAGGAAAAGGCGCTGAGCCCTGACGAACGCCTCCGTGAAATTCACGAGAACCGATGTGGCTGTCACGGTTCTGTGCTCACACCTAATGCGGCAGCGCACCCACTGATCAAAAGCGAATTCGATCCGAATGATGGTCGGGCAGGCATTTTCTAATTTTCGGTTCAGGAATGCCCCGAGGACGTCGGAATCGTTGGGCATCAGCCAGTTAGCTGTCATCGCGCACCTCGCTGTCCGTGTCCTCGACATGATCTTTGTGTGGATAGCCGTCACAACGACATCCATCCACCGGCCCCCAAGACGGGCATGTGCTGTTGATAGCGGCATCATGCCGACACGGTTCATTCCAGTACCCCATGTCACAGCCGCACTTTTCCGGGTCATGCCAGCGGGGAACCGACTCGTGGCATTGAGTGCATGCCAGGTTCGGGTTGGCGAACGTGATGTAGACGTGTGTTCGAGTGAAGGTCACGACTCGCTCACCTCCTGATTGTCCGTGTCCTCGACCGGCTGCCACAGCGTGCGGTGCGTGGTCACGGTGCGATTGACGACAGCAGTGAGCGTGTACCCGTGATTCGCGAACTGATTGGGGTACTTGCGGAGTTTTCGCGCCTCATGTTCAGAGCCGACAATAATGTCTGCGCCATCGCTCGTGCGCACGCCCCATTGGACTCCAGTCTTTGCGTCGTCGCCAGGGATGAGACCCGCGTCGGCGAGAGCCTGAGCCAGCTCCAGGGCAGACATGCCGCCAAAGTGGCCGATCTGGCCCTCCCACGGTTTGGGTGGCGGGAGGGTGCGCGTTTTGAGCGTATGCTCGATCACCTCGGCTGCTTTCTCAACGTTGCTCGGCATCATTCGCCTCCTTTCTGATACGGCACCCACGGTGTGTGAATTGCGCTTCGGTGGACCGCCCAGCCTGCAGGGGGATGGACGCCTGCGGATTCCTGGTCGATCTCAAACCCAAATGCTTCAGTCGCGTCCCGAACCTTCTCGACCCGCCCGTTGTTCCATTGAACGCCGTACTGGGCAGTGGTCTCAGCGTTGTCGGGAATGAGAAGGCCCTCCTCGGCCAGAGCCTGGGCCTGATGCGTATCCGGATCGACGTAGGCGTCTTCGCACGCTGCGCACCGCCACGAGATGAAGCCGCCCACCACCCTGCGGAAGATGGGTTTGTGTGCAACGACGATCTCAGATGCTTTTTCGACGTTGGACGGCATCATTCACCCCCTTCCTGATCGATCTTCCATGGACCGCGATGGGTGGTCACAGTGCTGTATACGACCGCTTCCACATACCCGGACTCGGCCTCGTCAGGACCACCTTTAGGGAGATCCTTCGCCTGAGCCCATGCCATCCTCCGAGGCGGACCCCAGTCAGCGGGGTCATGATCACTGCCGAAACTGTCGATCTCACCATCGTCGTAACGCACAGCCCACTCAGTGACCTGTGACGAATCACCTTCGGGGATGAGTCCCGCGTCGGCGAGATCGCGAGCCAACTGGCGGCAGAAGTCTCGGGGTCCTGCTACAACGCCTTCCTCCGCCCACATCAACCAGCGGTCATGCATCACCCCGGCGGCACGTTCGATATTGTCAGGCATCATCGATCACCTCCGGCGGAGCGCACTCTGTTGAGCAGTACCAATACCCGAGGCTGGTCCAGATCCCGCGCTCTCCGGTCTTTCTCGCCGCAAGACCCAGGAAGCACGCCCCGCACAAGGCGCAGCGCCGCGTGAACTCAGAGGCCGGTTCAGGTTTCCCCCAAGCGGATTTGACACGGATCGGCCAGTTGGGTCAAAAGAGCCGGCGGGCCAATCGGCGCTGGACGGCATCAGTGATCACCACCTTTGCGGACGACAAGCGTGGCCATTCCCAGACCGTGCCGGATCGCCAGCTCCGAACAACCGTCCCCGGCGTCGTCCACGGAGTCGCCCGCACGTTCGATGTCCGTCGCGATCTGCTCACGTTGCGCCTTGAGCGCCCTTTGAACCTCCGCCTGTACGTACGTGTCGATGTGTGGCATCAGTGCGTCAGTGACCGCCTCCGCATGCGCATTCGTCACGATCGGGTCGTCGGGCAACGCGTCCTGCAATTCGCCGATCAGTTCGTCCCGTGTCGTCACGACGAATCACCCTTCCATTCCCATATACGGTCCTTCTGACGCTCGACCGACTTGGCCTCGGATTCGTGGATCTGCACAACGAAGAAGCTGGTGGGACTCTCAGTGAAATCGAGCTCGTCCGCGAAATCGCGCAGATCCACTGGCCCCAACGGATCGCCCTGACGTAATACTGCGCCATACGGCAGCAGAATCCAGCCGCCTTCGGAGTCAGGGATCAGGTTCAGCTTCAGGCAGATGGCGATCGCGACCGTCGCCTCGTCGATTCCGATTTTCTCGGGCAGATGCACCACCCGCGGTTCAGCCCGAGGCTGGGAGTGGGAGGTCATTCACATCACCTCTCTTGATTCGTAAGGAATGTAGGCATGGGCCAAGCGTCGTTGTCAGAAATCCTGACTGTATCAGGTAGATCGGATCGTGTCGAGACGTGACGTCCGCACGGTCTCCAGCGTGGGGTGATAGGTTGTCACGACCACACCCGCCACCTGATCATCAGGTTATGAGGCGGGCGTATGTGAATAACAGAGAGGAACGCCCCAATGACGACCACCACAATCCCAGCGAGCGTGAACGCGGACATGACTGTCGCCATCGACCGCCCCGAGGGCCAGACCAGTGACCCGATCACCGCCAAAGCCATGCTGGGGGTCGCCGTCAGGCGGCACGGAAAAGACTCGTTTCAGGCGTACAGCGCCCGCCAGGACCTGGCTGAAGCCGTCATCGCCGTCGCCATCGAAAGACGCCTGAACTCCGGTCCTCCACTGAAAGACGAGGCCAAACGGCGGCTTGCGCTGCAGCTGCTGGACGTCTGAGACCGCTCGAAACGAGTGGACGTATGAAAACTGACGCCGGACATCCGGCCATCAACTATCCCGCCCGCCCCGCACAGGTTGCACGGGCATCGAGCACGAAAGAGAAGGGGCGGTCATGACAGACGTCACACACCGCAATCCATTCGCCGCCGCACCCGCCTATCGCGAAAAAGGCTGGGAAGGGACGGTCCCGGTGGCCTATGAGGGCAAGACGCTGCTGGTGAAATCGTTCACCGGCAGGCAGGGGAAATGGCCCAGCGACGAACAGGTGAGTAGAAGGATCGCGAAGGGGGAGGCGAACGGGGGAAAGCTTGAGAACATCGCGCTGCGGCTGCCCGCCGGGGTCGTCGGGGTGGACGTGGACGATTATGGAGGCAAGAACGGAGCCCGATCGCTGCGCGAGCTCGAAGCCGAATACGGGGAACTGCCGGAAACGGCCCGGTCGAGCGCCCGCGGATTCGACGGGGCCGGGGGAATCAGGCTGTTCCGGTTGCCCGCGGAGCACGCGGGGGCAGAACTGGCCGGCGCGCCCGCCGACGGGATCGAGATCATCCAATTCCACCATCGCTACGCCATCGTCTGGCCGTCGGTGCACCCGAAGACCAAGACCCGGTATGAGTGGGAGAGCGGGGAAATCCCGGCGGTGGATGAGTTGGCCGAACTGCCTTCGGGGTGGGTTCTCGGGCTGAGCGCCACCAGCACTGGGGGGCGCAAGGAAGCCGGCGCCATCGAGGCCGGCGAGAAGGACGTTGCGGCGTATTTCGAGGCGATACGGGACGGCTCAGGGCAGATGTGCCGGGCTGTGGAGCGGATGGCGGACAGGCTGATCGAAGGGGCGTCACGGGAACGCGGGAACGCCCACGACGCCGTCAACCGCGACATCCTCGCACTCATCGAGATGGGCTACCAGGGCCATCGCGGCGTGGCGTCGGCACTGGGGAAAGGCCGGCGGATATTCATCGAGACCGCCTCGGACCGGTCGACCAAGGCCGAACTGGCCGCCGAATGGCGGCGGATGGCCGCTGGGGCGCTAGCGATCAAGCAGGCGGAGAAGGACGGGCGGGGACGGGAGATGGAGCACGTCTGCGCCTGTGACCATCCTGGGAAACTGGGGCCGTTCGGTGAGGTCGTCGACGATGTGGTTCCCGGGGCTGCGGCGGCCGGCGACGGAGCGGGCAGCAACGGCGAGAGCGGCCCACCGGGGGCGCTGTACGACCTGGTGAGCGATGAAAGCGGTGATGAGGCGGCACGGGCCGCGCTGGTGGCCGCCGGAGTCACACGGGCCGAATTGGACGGTCTGGCGAAGGTGGACGCCAGCGAATGGGACCGGGGAGGGTTCACCGACCGGTGGATTGCGGAGAGTTTCGCCTACAACGTGTGCGCACCGCGGTTCTGCTGGGTGGCTGCGTTCGGGTGGCTGCGCTTCGACGGGAAGAAATGGTCGAGATGTTCGGACGAGCGCGTCATGGAGATGGCCGGCCGCTGGGCGCGGACCAAGCTCGCGGAGCGGGTCAAAGCCGGCGACCTGGATTCCTCGAAATTCAAGGGCTGGAAGACGATGCTCTCGGAGAAACGGCAGCGCGACGTGGTCAAGCTGGCCCGTGGGCTGACGGAAGTCGACGGGGCGCTGTTCGACGCCGACCCGGACCTTTTGAACTGCCAGAACGGGGTTGTGGATCTGCGGACCGGGAGGATCATGGAGCACGCGCCGGACTTCTACATGCGCAAGATCACGAAATGTGCGTACGTGGAGGGGGCCGAACACGAGGACTGGAACAAAGCCTTGACCGCACTACCGCCCGACGTCGCGATGTGGATGAAAGCGCGTTACGGGCAGGCGATCACGGGTCATATGACGCCAGACGATTTGCTGATCGTGCAGAACGGGACCGGGTCCAACGGGAAGAGTTCGGTGTTCGCCGGGATGCAGTCTCTCGGGGGTTATATCGGGTTGCTGTCGGACCGGGTCATCTTCGCCGACCCGAGAGATCATCCGACCGAACTCATGGATCTGCAAGGACTGCGGATGGCGCTGATCGAAGAGACGCTGGAAACGCGGCGACTCAACGTACAGCGACTGAAGAAACTAATCGGGACCACCCAAGTGACCGCCCGGCACATCCGGAAAGACTCGGTCACCTTCGATGCCACGCATTCAATTTTCCTGTCCACGAACTACCGTCCGGCCGTCGAGGAGACCGATGACGGCACATGGCGCCGGCTGGCGCTGGTGACGTTCCCGTACACGTTCATCAAGCCGGGCGAGACACTGAGCACCGGCCTCGGCGTGGGGATGGACGAAGCGGGGGACTACAGCGACTCCCGGGACGAATGGCGGCCGGGGGACGCGGGGCTGCGGGAACGACTACATCACGGTGACAGTGGCAGGCATGAGGCCGCTCTTGCCTGGATGGTGGCCGGCGCACGGCAGTGGTACGACGCCGACAAACAGATGCCTGAAATGCCGATCACGGTGGCCATGGACACCCGGGAATGGCGGGCGGAGTCAGACGTGGTGATGGCCTACTGCGACGAACGGCTGGAATTCGAGCCGGGGTACCACGTGGCCAGCGGTGATCTGTTGCTGGACTTGAACGGGTGGCTGGAGAACCACGGGCACAAACCCTGGTCGGCCAAATTGATGGCAACCCGGTTCGAGAATAGTAGCGAGGTACGCAAAAACCGGGTACGGCAAGAGCGCGTAAGGAAAGATCAGAAGACCGGTGGAGGGGTCTTGTCACGGCCCGACATGGGCTTTGAATCCAAAACTCTGTACATCCACCTATCGGATCTCGGAAAACAGTACCGGGCGTGGTCAGGAGTGCGCTTCGCCAACGATACCGTCTCTACACCGGACAAGATTTCACCGGAAACACACGATGATGACCCAAACCCCTTCTGACCTGCATAAATGCAAAAGTGTGGGACGCTTGGGACGGCAGTTCCTATGTACCCTTACGCGTACGCGATGTAAGGGGGTACCGAAAAATGCCGTCCCAAGCGTCCCAAGAATTTTCGATCAAGATCTTTTAGAGGGCGGAATGTGGATCTTGAAAACGGCCTCGGACGAGACCGTTTCCGAAGGGGGTAGCGCCGGGTGAGCGAAGGCGGGCTCACTCGATCGCGTCGATGTCCCAATACCATCGTTGCGGAGTTGCCATTTGCTCATCGGCGTTGGTCCAGACCTTGGCGTGGAACAGCGCGCTGGTTTTGCACGGGTGCGGGGGTCCACGGTCGATGTAGCGGTAATCGGCCCTGGTTTCGGTGCCGCCGGGGTCGTCCGGACTGGTGTGGCGGACGATCTCGGTCATGTCGCAGACGAACCAGGGTGATTCGGTTCGCCGCGGATCGTAAGCCGCGAACCGGTAGAGGGTCAGGGTCTCGAATTCGCCAGACTCCAGTCGCCGTGTCCAGTACAGCGAATGGGCGGGACCGGCCTGGATGTCGCCGCCCACGTCGCCGGCATCGTCGAAGCGGACGACCTCAGACCAGTTCGCTTCGCTCGTACGGTCTTCGGCGTTGGTGTGAGTCATGATGAAACACCGTCCTGTCGGAGAGTCTTTGAAAGGTTTTGGCGATGGGAGCTTTCCCCGCTTGTCGAGAATCCGCTAAATTGGGTTCCGGGCGTTCGGGTGCCCGGCAAGCCTGTAAGGCCGTCTGTGGCCGATGGAGAAGTTAATGAGGTAGGGTTCTGGCCATGCAATGGACTCACACATGCGGCAGGGTCGTGCATGGCCGGAATACGCAACACTGCCCTGTCTGCCACCAAGATTTTCGATCTACCAAGGCCGGTGATGCGCACCGGGTCGGGCCTTACGAAATTCCGGGTGCCCGGCGGTGCGTCAGCGGAGCCGAGATGCGCGACCGCGGTTTCATCCAAGACGAACGCGGGCGGTGGCACGAGCCGATGACTGATGAACGAAAGGCGCAGATTGCGGCATTGCGCGAGTAATGGCATTTCAGCGGTGCAGGTCGTCGTGCAGCAGGTTCCGGCCCGTCGCAACGGCGAGGGTGATCAGGCCACGGGCCACGATCAGCACTAGGCAGGCGGCCACCGTCAGGCAGGCCAGTGCCCCGCCGGCGAAGATCGCAGTGGTGATCATTCGGCGTCGCCGAGACCGTGACGGGCGATCGCGGCGCGGGCCTGGTGCCGCCACTGGTCGGTCAGCGGGCTCATACGGGCTTTGAATTCGGCCTCGGTGGTCACGCCGCCGAAGTATCCGGGAGCGGCGCGCAAGTAGCGTTCTGCCCGTTGTGCGGGGGTCATGGAGAACATGGGTTCGTGGACTGGCTCAAGGTGCGTGCCGTCGCCGTTGCCGTCGCTGAACCAGAACCAGCCGTTCTCAAGGGCGTGCATCGGCCGGCCGTCGATATCACAGAGGTGGAGGGCGATCAGGTCGCGCAATTCCGGGAACACCCCGGCGATCATCTCGTGTATGCAGCCGTGCGCATCGGGGTTGCGGCGGCGGGAGCTCTTTTCCCATGCTTCGCCTGTCACGCTGAAATACGATGGTTGGTCACCGAGTTTGCGGAGACCGTATTCGGCGTGGATCAACCGGTATTCGGTGCCTAGTACTGTGACGTTCTTGAGTTCCTTCGTCTTCATGGTCATGGTGATGCCTCCTCGGTTTCGGGTGTGCGGTCGTACAGCGGCGGAACAGGGCGTTCCAGACGCCGTAAGAATTTGTCCGCGTAGGTGGAATCACCGAAGTTTCCATCGCCGGGATGTGGTCTCATCTGCCCGACGACGTCCGCGATGTCTTCCAATGTGTCGGCCGACCAGTCGGGCGAGGTGCCCAATAGCGTGGCGATGGCGTCGAGCGCCCTTTCGTCTGTCCATCCGGCAGTGGTCACGTGTGCCTCCTCGTGGTGGTGTGCGGTTTGTATTACAGATGGCTTTCCGTCATTTTCCCTAGGGCGATAGTGAAGTCGTACCCCATCGTGTTACCGGCGATGATGTCGCCGTGCCCATTCAGAATCACAACCGCTCTATGGTTCTTGGTATGACCGTCTATCTTTTCCCATAGGGACGTTAGGTTTCTTTTGTACTCGATGGGTCTTCCAGTGAGTGCGTTCACCAGTTTGTACATAATCTGAATTCCTTTCACAGTGGTGCGCGGTGCATTTTCGAGTGGCTTCAGTGCCGATCGAACGGCCACGGCTTAACCGCTGGAGCCGAAGTGGTTCAGTACCGCTTTATCGCGCCGCAACCCTTGGCGCATCGCACGACATGAACGGGACCGATGGTTTGAACCACCTCCCATTTGTGTTGGTCGCATGGGGTGAAATCGGCGGTGTCGAATCGTTCGCCGGTTCTGAAACGGAAGTCGGCGAGACCGTCGTAGTTGTCCGAGGCGGCGTTTGGGTCGATCGTGAACAGGTGGTTTAAAAATATTCCCCATTCATCCCATGTCGCGGCGGCGTCATAAGTCGCTCCACGATTGCCTGAATTGCGGAACCGGCGACCTTTACGGGGTTCCGCCGTAAGCGTGACATTGAAAGCGTGATCACGCTTACGGCTCCCGTGCAAGGTGTATTCGACGTATACGTTCTCAATTTCCCGGGCCGCGTCGTACAGGTCTTGGAACGAGAGTTTGTCAGTGTGAATTCTCATGTCGTTTCCTCCTCGTTCTGGGTTTCGATGTAGTGGAATATCGTCGTGTGTTCGTCCATGTCGGAATCGCAGAAATCGACGGAGACTTCGCGAAGGGCTTTGCGGACGATCGCCAGTCGTGCGGCTTCGGGGGTGTGGGGTGCGAGATCGCTGTTGGCGTCGGTCACACTCACGTAGGCGTGCCATCTGCCGTCGTCGTCTTCGGCCAGGTCCACGTTTAGGACGCTGGCCGGGTCCAGGAACCGGGCCAGGACATGGGCGATGTCGTGGGCGTCGTCGTCGGCGATGGTCCAGTGATCCTCGGCGGTCGCCTGGTCGTTTTCGTCGGAGGCGTCGTTCCCGGCTTGGAGTCCGGCCAGACGGGACGTGTTCAACTCGCGGAACCGGCTCACCGTGTCGGCGGGGATCATCACGCCGGGCGTTGTTTCGGTCATCGGTCTCTCTCCTGTTCCGGCCCGGCACTTCCGGGCCTCGTGGGTCTCGCGGATGACGCTTTAGATCAATTTCGCTAATTCGTTCTCGGCTTCACTGAGTTCTTGCTGCCGGGTCGTGAGTGCCTGTTCGGCCTCGCGGACCGCTTTTTCAGCGTTGGCGATCTGCCGGCGTTTTCCGGCGAGGGTGGTTTCAGAGATCCGTTCGGGGGTCATGAACGCTTCGGCCACCGGGCCGGTCACCAGATCACGCAGTGCGCGGCTGGCCGCCGGGCTCATGGACCCGTGAACGGTGATGGTTCCGACCCGGTCGATGGATGAGTACTCAACGCGCCATTGCCCGTCGACGGTGGGTGCGAGGTGAACGGTGCCGCGATAGGCCACGCCGTTGATCCGGACGGGGTTTCGTATCACGGCCTGGCCGGTATTGATTTCGTCGGCTTCGGGGTCGGCGGAACGGTAGACGGTTCGGCCGTTGTCGCCGGTAAGTGTCGGAGAGAGCTCGATGAAAAATCCCGGGACGGGCTCACCGCTTCGCGGCATGGTCGTCATCGCGGCGCGGATGTGGGCTCGTCCGGTGATTTTCGGTGTGTGGAACGTCAGTTCGTGGCGGCCCACGTGGTCGGGGCTGCCGGCGATGGTAAAGGGCGCATCGGTCATGAGGGTATTACCTCCTCCGGGAGGCCGGGACGTCCGGCCTGATGAATGGAACAGTACCATACTTGGCTTGGTGTGTCGATGGCTTCGGGCTGCTTGACATAACTACTTGACATAACTAGTGCCGTGATAATGGTCTAGACCGGTTTTCTGGTGATTGGTGCCGTGGTCTAGACCGGTTTTCTGGTGATTGGTGCCGATCCCATGTGTGATCGTTTCCGCCGTGCCGTAAAAATCTGCCGACTGAGAGCCGAGACGCGAAGGTAATTTTCCCACGGGGAAAAGCCGGCGCGCCGGTGAATTTCCCCCGGGCGAAAAATTTCTCGCCCGGGGGAAAATTTTCATGAGTCGTCGTCGCCGAGAAGTGAAAAAAGCCGCTCGATCAATTTTTCCGCTACGGCCAAGTTGAGTTTGTTGGCCAAGTCGACGGCGTCCGTGGCCAAACGGAAGATCGCCCGTATGTCACCTTCCGACCACGTTTCACCGGTTCGGTAATCCTTGAGACCGGCGAAAACCGTGTAGGTGCCGTTGAGCTCACGGCCCACGGTGTAGTGAGTCCGGAATTCCACGGGGATCGTCGCTCTTGGATCTCTGTCGGAATCGTCAGAGAGCACGCGGGCAATTTCGGTTAGCTGCCCTGGCGTGATGTTGGTCCATTTTGAGCTGTACTCGCGATTGCCGGACTCACCACGGGGTGAGATCTTGATCGCGTAGGTCTCGGCTTCGCCGAGCTGGTCGCGAATGTCCATGTCTCTCAGACCTCCTCGGTGTTGCGCATGCGGCGCCGCATGGTGCCCGACGACGGCATGTCGTCGAACTTCGCGGTGGCGAGCTGCCGGCGGGCGCTCAGGCGGTCGGTGCGTCGGGTGACGCGCTTGGTGTTGCGGACTGCGATAGCGGTCTTCGTTGCCATGATGGCGATCCTCTCAATGCGGGTATCCGGTACGTCCGGAACTAGAAACCCATAAGGCATATCGTGCGAGACGATATGCCGTGATGAGCCGCTAGGCAATGAGTTCACTGCAGATTCTTCGTACCTCGTTTTCGGCTGCTTCATTGAATGCATTATCGTATGCGTCGCATAATGATTCATCGTTGCATGAGAGTTCTTCGTCGTCGCTATCGAACGGTAATAGCCCGCAAACTGTACATGTTTTAGTACTGGTAAATCTTGCGTACTGCCATTCGTGATCAGCGTCGATTTCGTCGTATAGGTCTTGGGAGCTATAACCGTCCGACCATTGCCCGGACAGGTCGGGAGTGGGGAGATCGTCAAGGATTTGCGGATCCCCGTCGTCGATTCCCGCTAGAACGCGTTTGGCAGTTTCCTGCATGTCTCCCGTGGCGCGTGATCCTACGGCGCTCTGTGCCCACCATTCCGCCGCGTTCACGCCGTGCTCACGTCCGATGCGTTCCGCGTGCTCTGTCGCCTTGCTCATGATCTCTATCCTCTCAATGCGGGTATCCGGTACGTCCGGACCAAGTGACCCGAGAGCGTGCACGTGACGAGACGTGCACGCGACTGGACACCTAGCGAACGGGAGTGACGCCCGGCAATTTGTGGCCAGCAAATGACGGATCATGTGCGATGTGGACGACGTTGTGAGTGTTGAGTTTCGACATGGGCTCTGTCACGTCGGCCTTAAGTGGGAATGACGCGCCTATCTTCTCTGCATTGATTTTGCATATAGGGCAACCGCACGAGATTCTGACGATTTTGTGAGCCATCGTTCCCAGTCCCTTCCTAGGCGAGTGTGACGCGAATTGCGGCAATGATAATGGTGCTGATAATGGCGAGAAATGCCAGTGTCGATAGTCCCTCACGGACATGTTGCGGAATGCGTACAGTCTTAGATCTCATCGTCGGTAACCCACTTTTCAAAAGCACCCTGAATGCTGTGCATATGGAGTCGTTTCTCAGCGCGAAAATCCATGTAGGCATCTGCGTAAGCGTTCGCGAATTCTTCCGAGTCGATGGCGTCATGTCCCTGGTCTACGCGACCCCATGCGTACCCGATAGCCCACGTTTTTAGTTGCTCCCACGTGTCCGCCTGCCACGGGATGCGGCTACGTTTCCAGTCCGGGTGCTCTGTCGCCTTGTCCATTGTTCTCATCCTCTCTGATGCGGGTATCCGGTACGTCCGGGCGAGGTGTCCCGTGATGAGACTCCCACAGTGGCCACCCTGTGTATCCCCGGTGAGTGGCCACCATGGCAACCTCACCTAAGGGTCACGTGGTCGGCGTACCCGTCGCCGTCAGGGTCCGTCAAGGTGAACGAACGGCCCTGCCCATTGCCCTGCCGCTCTGCATCCCACTGGCACGGGTAGCTGCTCTCGGCCTCGTCCGTCAGGCACGGGGGCAGCTCGGGGCGTGGCAGTGATTGGCCGAGCGGCACCATGGAAGCTGCCCACAGAGTGCTTCCTACGAGCACCGCGATAGCTGTACGTATCATCGTGCTTCACCTCACATGCGCAGCCGGTACGTCCGGAACTTCGCGCGTCATGACATGACAGTATCAGACGTGCCACACCGTGTCTACACGCATGGCGCAGTGATCGAGCGCGGTTCTGAGCTCGTTGCGCGACACGCGTTGCCCACGTCGCCACCCGACCCCCTTCCGCCGCTCTCGCAACCCCCCCGGTACCCGTCGGGAAATGAAGCCGGCCGGCCGGCAGGGTGGCGGAGCGTAGGTCGCCGACAGAAGTCGTGTGCTGCAAGATCAAGACCGTTTTCCGGAATGGGAAGGCGAAAAATCCACCACGCGTGAAAGCGAAAAATCCTCGAGGCTAGCGACGAAAAATCCACCACGCGTGAAAGCGAAAAATCCTCGAGGCTAGCGACGAAAAATCCACCACGCGTGAAAGCGAAAAATCCTCGAAGCTAGCGACGAAAAATCCACCACGCGTGGAGGCGAAAAATCTCCCATGCGCGTGAACCGTGTGACGTCAGGTGCGTGTGTGACCCCTTCTCGCTTACCCTATGTGCAATGCGTTCGAAGAGGTGAGGATATGGATGAGATGAAGTTTTCGCCACAACTGGTGCGGTCGGGCAACAGGAGTCTGGGTTTCGACGGATGCCTTCTGGCGTCGGTGTCGTCTAAACGCCCTCTGGCGGCCCGGTGGACGGATCTGGAGTTGTACCGGATCGGATTGGACGGCCTGCCCTCACATGACCCGTCGTACGTGTTCTGCCGCACTGGACTGTCCCGGGTCTACCACACCGCGGATTGCCCCCAGGTTCCGCCTCGCCTGCCGTTCGGGCATGAGATGGCCGAGCAGGTGGAGTTCTCCGAACTCGTCGCTTGCCACGTGTGCGCCCCTGTGAGACCTCCCGAGCCGGGTGGGTCGGGGGTTTTCGCCACCGATTTCGCCACGTCGCATCGTTTCGAGGTGACCCGGCGCCGGGCCTGGTTGTTCGCCGGTGCTCCCGAGTTGCTGGATTTCCTGTCCACGTCCCGCTCGCAGGACGATCGGAAGGTGCCTATGGGTGCCGCGGGCTTGCCCAGGTTGTCTTCGGAGTTGCTGTTCACCGCGGCCCGTCTCGATCCCGGCCTGGCCGGCGCTCTCTCACCTTCGACTGGGGTGACCGGCCGTGTCTGATGATATTTTCGAGACCGCGACGTCTTCCCGGCTGCCGTTCCCGCACTGGCTGGCGCTGCACCATGATCCGTCCAGCCGGTTCTGGGAAATCGCCCATCTGGTGCTGTCCGGGGGTCCGGAGTCGATGTGGGCGGGCCGTTTCGATTTGACGCCTGAGATCATCGCCGGTGACGTGAAACTCCTGTACGCCTCTGGGAATCCGGCGGTGACTTCCGATCACATGGAGCAGTGCGCCGCTGCGATGGCCGAATATCACGACAACGCCCCCACGGTGGCCCAGATGGTGCGGATGCGCGCCGGGGCAGAGAAGGATTTCGGCGCTGACGAATCCCCCCAGGGAGCGGCCGGCCGGGTGCGCTCGGCCATGCGTGAATCGTTCACATCCCGGGGTTTGACGGTGAGCAGCGGCATCGACGAGCCGGTCTCGGAAGCGGACGGCTCGGATGTGGCCGAGTTCACCGGGCCTTCCCTGGTGTTGCGCACCAAGTGCAGGCACGTGTCGGCCAAGACCGGTGTCATGTGCCGGAGCATCGTGCCGGCCGGATCGGATTTGTGCACTCGGCATGGTGGCCGGATCTACACCGTGGAAGAACTGGCCAACATTCACCGGGCCACCCGGGAGAAGATCGTGGCGGCCAGTGAGGCGGCGGTGGACACTCTGGTGGACCTGCTGAACTCCCCCAACGACATGGTGCGGCTGCGAGCGTCGGAGGCGGTGCTGAACCGGGCGGGCCTGCCCGAGGGTGTGGAGATCACGGTGGTGTCATCGACGTCCGGCGGGTCTACCCCGTCCCAGTTGGTGGCCGAGAAGCTGGAGCGCCTCGCCGAGGGCACGCGGGCGATCCGGTCTCCCGCTTCGGAATTCGATGATGACTCGTCCCCCGCTTCACAGCCCGGCCGGTCATCAGATTCTGATTCTGATCCTGATTCGGATGTGGTGGACGCCGAAGTGGTCGAGGACGGGAGGTAGCGCACGTGGCTGGGACACTGGTCCTCCCCAAGCTGGTCGCCCCGGCCGATGCCGGGCGGTGGTTCCCGGCGAATGCGGATCTGGCACTGGCCGACCGGGTGGCCATGCTGGACCCGGACACCCGGGTCAAGACGTTGACCACGGGTGACGGGAAGCCGATCGACCCGGACACGCTGCTTTACGATTTCAGATTCTGGGGGCGCCCGAGCCAGCTTTGCGTCTACGATTCCAGCGCGCACATCACCGCCATGATCTCCGGAAGGGGTGGAGGCAAGACAAGATCATTGTCCGAGGTGGCGCACCATCTGGCCGAGATGATGCCGGGCAGCCGAGGGGCGCTGATCGCCCGCACCGCCGCCGACGTGCGTGACACTTTGATCAGGGGTGACAGTGGGATCATCGAGACCGCCCATCCCGACGCCCGGCCCAGGTATGTGGCCAACAACCGCTCTCTGACCTGGCCTAACGGGACGACGGCGACGTCGTTTTCGGCGCAGCAGCCTGATGGTCTGAGGGGTCCACAGTTTAATTGGGCACTGTGCATCGCCGCAGGCCAGAAGGTGAGAGTGGAACGAGGGTTCGTACCAATCGAGGATGTGACCAGTGACGACAAGGTACTGGTGCGCGACGGGCGGTACGTCCCGCTTCGGCAAGGTGCGCGACTGACTCGCCGCCGGACTGAGGTTATCAGGATCGCTACTGCGACTCGCACACTGGACCTGACGCCGGACCATAGAGTCGCTACGCCTGAAGGTTGGGTCGAGGCTCGTGAACTCCGGCCCGGTGATACTATCCTGACATGTCAAATTCCGACCCAATACCCAGTGCCGCACCAGGCTGGTTCACCTTCGATGACCAGCGATGGTACCTCAGGAAAAAGTTCAATCACTACGCCAATCGAAAAGGTGAACTCCTTCATCGAGAAGTCTGGAAATCGGTCAATGGGCCGATTCCAGAAGGCATGGTCATTCATCACAAAGACCATGATCCGACGAACAACCGGCTCGGCAATCTGGAACTCCGAACCGATGACGATCACAGACGGCATCACACGTCAGTACGAGAAGACGAAGCTTGGGTCGAGCAGTACAAGGCTGAAACCAGATCGGCCAACGCCAGGAAGCTCTGGGATGCGCGTCGAGAAGATCCGGATGAGCGCATCTGCCAGCACTGCGGGGAAGTTTATACATCGGTTGGCATGGTCTCGCTTTTCTGTTCTGCTCGATGCCGGAATCTGGCTGGACCTGCGACACGTCGCGGTGAGTATGCCAAGACGGTCGCATCGGAATGCCTTGGTTGCGGCGAAAAGTTCGCTTCGACGAGCACGCGAGCCAAATACTGCTCCAATCGATGCAAACGGCGTCTCCAGAACCGGCAACGATCTGAACTTCGGAAGTCTGAAGACAATCGCATCTGCCCGGTCTGCGGCTCCGGCAATTTCGGCAATCGCCGGTCCGATGCCGTCTTCTGTTCAACCCATTGTCAAGCACGAGACGCTCGTATCCGTCGATTCCGCGCCAAGGCAGGACGTGTATGACCTGACCACGTCCGATCCAGATTTTCCGGAGTTCTTCGCCAGCGGCATACTCGTCCACAATTGTGACGAGGTAGCGGCCTGGCCGACCCGCCCGCCATCTGGCTCGATCGCCAATGCCTGGGACAACGTGAAGCTGGCCACCCGGCTGGGGAACAACCCGCAGATCTTCGTGGCGACCACGCCGCGCCGGGTGCCGGTGGTGATCGAGCTGCTGAACGCCACCCACGCCGATCCGTCCAAGTGCCTGGTGGTGCGGGGGTCGACGATGGCGAACCGGCATCTGGCGCAGGTGTACCGCGACACCGTGGTGGCCATGTACGCCGGGACGACGCTGGCCCAGCAGGAGCTAGAGGGCGAACTGCTGGGGGACATCGACGGCGCGCTGCTGACGATGGACAAGATTTCCAGGGTGAGCGATCCGGACGAGATCGCCCGGTTGCAGGATATGAACTATCTGCGCAGCAAGTATCCGGTGCGCATCGTGGGGGTGGACCCGTCGACCAGCGACAAGCCGCGAGACGAGTGCGGGATCGTGGTGGTGGCCGCGACGGCGGAGCGCAATCCGCACAAGCGCAAATGTGTGGTGCTGGCGGATGAGTCGCTGCACGGGTCGCCGGGTGTGTGGGCGGCCAGGGTGGCGGAGGTGGCCCGCGAATACGAGGCGTTCGTGGTGGTGGAGGACAACCAGGGCGGCGAGATGGTGCGCATGGTGATCCGGGCGCACGATGAGCATGTGCCGGTGGTGCTGGCGCGCAGCGACGAGTCGAAGGTGGTGCGGGCCGAGCCGGTCGTTTTGGCTTTTGAGAAGTCGAATGTGCGTCATCTGGATTTTTTCGGAGAACTCGAAACTCAGTGGACGTCCTGGGTGCCCGACGAGAGCCTGTACTCCCCCGATCGCCTGGACGCGTCGGTGATCGCGATTTCGGCGTCACTGGTGGCGCAGCCCAGCGGAATGGGCGGGCGGATCCGGGTGGGCAGCCGGCAGCGCGGAGCGGCTGGCAAGCGGAAGGTCCGCGGGCTGAAGCAGCACGAGAAGTCGATTGCGTCCACGCCGGCGGCCAACGCTTTCGCCGCGGCGCCCAGGATCAGGTACGTGAAGCAGTCGCCGGCCGAAAAACGACGTGCCCGAAAATCCGCTTCGAGGCGGCTGGACGGATTCGGTTCGCCGTATCCGTGATCCCCGCCCACTTTCACCCCCACCTCGTCCACTTTCACCCCCACCTCGTCCTATCCCTGTCCTTTCGCACATTATGACACTGATCTTCGTCCTTGATACTATGAGGCATCATGACGACATCGCGCACGCTCGAGCAACAGATAGCCGCGGAATACGACTACCTGCGGTTATTGATCAAAACCGGGCGTGAGGCCGAGGCCGGATACCGGATCGGGGTGCTGCGCGACCATGGGTGGGAGATCCGGTCCACTGCGCAGGCTCTCGGGGTGTCCCGGCAGGGGATGTACTATCTGATGGATTCTGCCGCTCGTAAAGAGATCACCGCCCCGGCCGACTCCCCTCCGGTGCTGGATTTGAGACCGCCTCCGGTGAGTCTGGTGATGCGTTCCGACGCCGCCGACGTGCCGCCGCCACTGTGCAAGCCGCTGCGGGCCATGTGGGCGCACGTGTTCCGGGACAAGTCGGCAGGCCGGTCAGACCTGTCGGCGGCGCTGGACGTGCTGCTGCACCTGTTGTTGCGCCGCGGTGTGCCCAACATCCGGATCGGGGATTGCGGAAATGTGACCCACCGGGCGGTCAGCGAGCGGATGCGCAGGGCCGTTTCCCGGGGGACGCTGCCGTCTGAGGCGGGCAGTTCTTTTCTGCCGCATCCCGCTGAAGACCTTCCCGCCGCACGGATCATGTCGCAGGCTTTGCACCCGGCCCGGATGTCGGCGGTGGTGCAGGTGGTGTCGGCTAGTTTTCCCAGGTTCTACACCGCGCAGTACGGTAATGCGCCCGAACGCGATCGGTCGCGGTTGTTCATGTTTGATCCGTCCAAACCGGTCCCGGCCAGTGTGTCCGATATCGGTCTGGACGAGTCCACCCGGGTGGATGTGACCAGTGAGGAACAGTGGGTCGATGTGATCGCCGACGCCGATCCGAACGAGTCCCCGCTGTACGTGGTGCCGGTGCAGTGGCTGTACGTTTTCAGTGTGTTCGATGCCCGCGTGTTCGCACCGCAGAATTTCGACCTGATTCCGGGTGTCTATCCCCAAGCGCTGCGGCCGCCTGGAAATCTCATGAAATTCTTCACTAAAACCGATGGCATGCTGCGGCAGGCCAGGCCGATCGCCTGGTCCGGATCGAAAGGTATGGGCAATGACGACGCCTGAGCAGGACTACACCACGTACAGCCCCGCCGAGTTGCGCAAGCTGATAACCGAGCGGGACCTCGATTCGAACGGTGCGGACCTGCGCAAGAAGACCGAACTCGTCGAAGTCTTGAGAGCCGGCGACGAGGGCCGGGATCCGATGTTCGCCGTGGACGAATCCGCGCCTCCGCCGCGCCGCGCCGCTGCGGACACTGTCGTGGAGATCGGGGCTGCCGCTGATGTGATGGCTGCGGCGTATGCGGGCACCGTCATTGATGATGCTCATGGTGCGGTGAAGCAGGCTCAGGGGACTTTGAGCGGAACCCTCGGTCCGGCCGAGCCACTGTCCGGCGTCCTCCACGACCCGCTGGAGCCGCTGACCCCCGACGACCTGGTGTTCGTGGACCGCAACCGGGTGCGGGTGCACATGAATTCGTTCCCGGTGACGGTGGACGGGAAGAGGGAATGCCGCTTGGTCATCGCCCAGGTGCCGGGGGAGCCCGGCGTGATGGCGGCGGGCTGGTGGAAGCGGGCAGGCTATGGGCCGGCGCTGGTGGCCGGGGTGCAGCGGTTGCTGTCCTGGGACGGTGAGTCGTCTTTCGTCACCGAAGACGGTGTGGAGCACGGTTATGTCAAAAGTGAGGACTGCGGGTGCGGCAATAGGCTGAAGAACTGGCGGCCGTGGACGTCCCCGATCAAGATGGTGCAGGTGCCGAAGACGTGACGCTGCGAGCTCGCGAGGTGTGCTCGTGCGGGGCCTCGATCGAGATCCACGAACATCCTACGGATGAGAAATTGCACACGTGGCGGATCGAGCATCGGTGCACTGCCGATCGTGCAGATCCTCCCGATCTTCGCCCGGCGCCCGATAAGAGTTGGCTGGAAACGGAGTAAGCATGAGTGTCGACCTCAGTGTCCCCGCTCGCGGCACGCCGGAGTACGACTGGTGGATGAAGGGCGCCACGGCCGAGAACCACTACCAGTACAAGGGTATGCAGGATGAGTCCAGGGAACTCTTCGAGTGTGTCCGGACCATGGCGCAGCAGGGTGATTCTCCAGACCGGCTCACCTGGTTCACCGCGGTCGTGTTCACCTGTGAATGGTCCTGGCACAAGCGGCTGAGGCTGGCATGGAACATCCTCAACCGGAAGCGGATCCGGAGATGGATCTCTGCCAAGCGCTACTGGCGTGCTCAGCGGAAGAAGGACCGGAAATGAACAAACCCTGGATCGGGGACATGGTGCACTACGTGTCCTACGGTAGCGCTGGCGGCGAGTATGGATCGGTATGTCGTGCGGCCGTCGTCACCCAGGTGCCTGACCGTGTGCCGATAGGCGAGGATCAGGTCACTACTGCTGTGAGTGAACACCCACTCAGAGTGGGGTTGTGCGTGCTGAATCCCACCGGCCAGTTCTTCAATACCGATGTCGAACAGAATGAGGACGAGCACATCGGCGGTACGTGGCATCATCAGGCATGCCAAGACGAATGACTCACCCGCAGTGTGCCCGGATCGCCTCCACGGCTCGTTTGGCGGCGTTGCCGTCGTTCCCCCACGGGCCGTAGGCGGCCCGCACCGCAGCCAGCCGGGTCTGCTCCCAGTCCCGCCAGCCGCCGTCCAGCATTCCCGCGACAACGCCTGCCAGGTCGGCCGCCTCGGCCACCTGGGGGCCGGGGATGTGATCCCAGAATCGCAGCCCGAAATCGACATCTCGCCGGTAATGCCTGCTGTTCAGGACGACCACAGGGCGCCCGAGCGCGGCCGCCTCATAAATCGTTGAGCTCGAATCGTTCACATAAAGATCACATCTTCGCATGACCTCGTCAAAGGAGTCCACGCATTCGATCCCCATCCGCTCATATATCGGGCGCAGCCGCTCGAGTGCGCGTGGGTGGCCGTGCCCGATCACTTCGCACCCGGTGCGCTTACCCAGATCCCGCAGCGCGTTGCGGAACTCCGGGAAGGCCCAGTTGGTCTCCGGGGCGACCGCCGCGGGCCAGTGGAATGACACGCACACGACCCGTCCGGATGGGGAGCGCAGCGGCATGGAGTCCAGCTTCGGGCAGCCGACGGTCTCTTGGATCGCATCCGGGTAGGCGGCGGCGTTGTTGCGGGAAGTCTGCTCGTTGGGGTTGAGGAAGACGTCCACCCGCTCTTTGCCCTTCCCGCCGGCGTAGGACTCGTGACCGGTTCCGAAGGTGTACCCGACGCCGTGTTCCATGAACACGACTTTCTCGCCCGGCGGCAAGCGCAGGCGCAGGTTCTTCAGATCACCCCAGGAGGCGAGCAGGCGCACGGCGGTCGAATGCGGGGGGATCTGCCGGGAGACTACGTGTTCCAGGCCCAATTGGCGAGCGGCCCGCTGGGCGGCCTTGGCCACGTACAGCGTGCCCCGTTCGGATTCGTCCAGCGCGTTCCACACGCCCGCCAGGTGGTGCAGGAAGTGGCCTTCGGAAGCTTGTACGTCGACTTTCACGACGGTCCGCCTTCTACCGGGTCACCGAACAGGTAGCGGTTGCCGCCGGGGAGCTCGATTTCGTGGGCACGGCCCTCGTGTTTGGCGGGCAGGTGGCATTGCCGTCCCAGCGTGTCGACGACTGCGCAGCGGTTTTTCATGTCAGCGCCTTTCGCAGGGCTTCGGTTTCGGCTTCCACCGCGTCCAGGGTCTCATCGCCGATGGTGGAGGTGATCAGGCTGGCGATCTTCTCAGGCCGGCCTTTCTGGTACAACTGCCAGGCGTCGGTGTATATGGACCGGCACCTGGCGGCGGCGTTCTGGCGGTAAGGCCCGGCCAGCCGGGTTTGCGGGGCCAAGGTGAGCGAGCCGCTCCATTTGACGCGATGGTAGAGAGCGTTTGGGCTGACCGCCACCTTCCCGGTCATCTTGATCAGGGAGTTGTGCAGAGAGTCGTAGTGCACCCGGAATTCGGGGTGGTACATGCCGGTGAGGTACAGCCGGTCGATGCGGTACAGGCCCAGATGGCAGCCCTGCCGCTGCTGCCTTGGCCCGAGCGGCATGGTGGCGCGTGGGAAGGTCATGCGGGATGTGGCGCCGCTGGGGGAGTGGTTGATGTGATCGGACCACACCGCGCCGTCACCTCGGTCGATGTGCGACATGAGGTCGTCCAGGCGGCCGGGCTCGCTGTAGTCGTCGGAGTCGTGCGGGGCGTAGAACTCAAACGGCGAGGCTCGCTGGGCGACGGCGTCGGCGAAGTAGCGGCCCCGGTTCTGACTCAGCGTGTGCATCACCAGCCGGGAATCGTTCGACGATATCGACGGTGTGGCCCCATCGCCGAGGATCAGCAGGCAGATGTCGGTGTAGGTCTGCTCGAGCAGCGAGGAGACGCATTTCTCGAACAGGTCTTGCGGGGTGTTGTAGACGGGCACGGTGATCAGGATGGTCATCGCAGTGAAATCCCTCTGGACTGTATGGCGCGATCATAGACCCGGTCCGGGATCACGCCGATGTTATTGTCGGGGTTGAAATCCAGTGCCGAGGCTTCAGTGCCGATGAAGTTCCAGGCGCAGCGGCTTTTGCTGCCTCTGCCGGGTACTAGTGACTCTGATTCATGGTGGTCGACCAAGCTGGGCCAGGGATGCCAGACGGGGATTTTCCTGCGGAACAGCCATTTGCCCAGCCGCAGATCGTAGTTCTGGGTCTGAGGAATCTGGTCGGCGAACCGGATCATTTCCCTGATGTGCTGGGTGGGGGCGACGATGGCCACGCCGGAACCGAGGGTGGTGTGCAGCCATGAGGTTTCACCGTCGAAGGCTCGTGGGGCTTTGCGGTATTTGTGCCCCAGGTACAGACACATGAAAATTGGATCGGCTTGCCGGGAAGCTGACAGATGGCCGATGAGGCGGGCCACTCCGGCGTGCAGGTCTTGGCATACGACGGCGTCATCCTGGATCATCATGTGGTGTGTGGCTGAAGGGTCATGAGCTAACCATGCCCGCCGTCCGGTGTCCCACCGATCCTCGCAGTGGTCCCACACCACCGTGGGTGTGATGTCGAGCAGGTCTGAGAGTTCAGCCACCATGGAGGAACGCCGGGGGTGGGCCATGATGGTGACTGACAGTTTCACGGCGTTCACACGGGCATCCATTCTTCCATCGGGGTGGCCGCCAATTTGCCGTCTAGGCGTAATGTCCTGCGGTACCCCTCCGGTTCGAGGATGCTTTCGATGGCGTCGTGAGCGTCGTTGTTCCAGACCTCGGTGTAGATGACCGGGCGGCAGGACCGGATCGTGCGAATGGCACCGTGCAGCACGTCGGTTTCCATACCTTCTACATCAAGTTTCATCAGTGAGACGTCCTCGAGTTCGAAATTATCCAGAGGGCCCACCCGCACTTCGACCGCGCCGACGGTCTGTCCGGAGGCCAGGTCTTCGGCACTGGGGGCGCCGGAGACCACGAAACCCAGTGTGAGATGTCCAGCGCCGGCATGTGTGGCGGTGCCGGGCTGCGCGCCCAGTGCGGCTGGGATGACTTCTACAAGGTCTGACATCTGGTTCAGGTCGATGTTTCGCCGCAGAAGTTCATGGAACAGCGGTTCGAATGCGATAACTTTTAAATGGCACACCATGGCGAACCATAGAGTGTGATTCCCGACGTTGGCCCCGGCGTCCACTGCCGTTCCGGTCAGGCCAAGGCTTTTGATCCGGTCCAGCAGGGGACGTTCGTACAGAGTTCCGCGGCGGGCGAATCTCGATACTTTGCCTCCGGTGTCATAGAGCCGGATGCCACTCGCGATCGGCACGTCGATGATGTTCGTCATAACGGATACCCAAATCTTTCCGCCATTTGCATGGCCTGGTCCTTCCAGTACGAGTCTGGCAGGTCCCCCCATCGCACAGGCTTTACCGGGTTTTTGTGATTGACGGTGCGAGGTGCGGTGCTGAAGGCATTGGAAAGTTCCGCATAATCCATATTCCTGCCGGTGGTGATTACCCCTTCGACGAGATCATCGGGAAAATCGGGGGATTCGATTTTTGTCCGGATGTCGCATGTCGTCTCGGCGAGTTCGTTCCACAACACCCAGTACTTCAGCAACGAGGTGAACTCGTCGTTCTCCGGTTCAAGAATTTCAGGCATGTGGGCCGACAAGAATCTCCGCACGAAGCGGCTGTGCAGGGACTTATTGGCCTTCCATGAGGAGATCACGCGTAACGGGTCTCGAATTAGATGAATAGCGAAAATGTCATCACGGTCGATGTGGGGCAGCGCGAACCAGGACGAATCCACAGTCTGAGGCGTGTAGACAGGCGGGCGGCGGATCGAGCCGGTGAAAGAGCGTTCGTGACCACAGCGGACTCCGGCATGGGTGAGTAGGAGAGCTGAGTAGCTGGTCCCCGATCGGCCACATCCCGTGATGACGAAGGTTTTCATGGCGCCGTTCCCAGAGTCCTGCGCCGGTTGTTCCAGTGATGTACGGCGTAGGACGATTCAGGCCAGGGTGGATTCTCCCGGGGCGTACCGACGTCATCGTATCCGTAGGGGAAAAATGCAGCCTGGTCTAGGGTCCGCACGCTTTGCCCGCCTTGGGCAGTCCACAGGCGGTACATGGGGGTGAGGTATCTCGGACCGGTCGTGCGATTAGGCCTGTGGTCACGGGAATGTCGTCGTAGCGATTCTGATATCCCGTCCCGCAGAAAAGCGGTGAACGGGTGTCCAGGTGGTGCTGCCAGGAAACCGTTGGCGAGATAGGCGTCCTGAATCTCCCATGCGGCGGCGAACGAGGTGTCGTCCAGTAGATCATCGACGGGTTTGAGGCATTCGAAGTCGGCGTCCACGTAGATTCCGCCGAACTCCCACAGGATTTCCAATCGCAGCAGGTCCGAGAGGAATTGGCCGTGGTTTCGTATCGGGGCATGGCGATTGGGGTGATCATAGAAGACCTGGTTCGGCCCGAACTCTGATAAGCCGTCCGGGCCGTTCCACTGCCGGATTTCGTAATCAGGGTGGCTATCTCCCCAAGTGTGGCCGTATTCAGCGTATTTCGCGGGTTCGTTTCCCCCGAGCCAGACGCGATGGATGATCTTCGGCAGGGTCATTCCGACAGACTACGCTAAACCTGCTACAGCCGTTGCTTCGTCAGGGGGCGCTGAGGACCCATGCAGTCACAGTGGGGTCAGTCCCACCAGAAATTGAGTTAAGGTTCGCTCGGACGTATCGCCATGGTCCGCTTTGGACTGTCTCGTGGTCCGTTTTGGTAATCGTAGAACCGAGAACTTTCCAAATCTGCCCGTCGAGGGAGACGTGGAGTTTCACTTCGACGACGGGGTTCCCGGTGACGATCACCTCTATTGTGTGCTTGGTGAAAGCACCTTCGAGGTCCCGAATTTCGCCCGGTCCAACGGTTGTAGCGGCGTCCAATGATTTGAAAGGGAGCACGTTGTTCTCCTGATCAAGAAGCTGGTAGAGAGACTTCATCGTACAGTGTCCCCATGCCGCATCAGCCCGAAATCCTCCTGCGCGATTTGGAGATTCTCAGTGACGAGGCCGAGGAGGGTTTGTTCAGGGCGCTGCTGGTCTATCTGGCCACGCACAGCGAGGAAGGCGACACCGACGAGGACGACCCAGCACTACTGCTCTTCCTGGCCTCCGTCCTGGCCGGATACACCTCCAATGTGATCGACCTGATGGAGGAGCACTCCCCTGTAGAACCGGTGCCCATCAGCGGTCGGATGACTTCGCAGCAGCGCCGTGAGGTCGTCGAGCAGGTGGCGCGGGTAGCGGCGAGGGCGGTGTCCGAGGCCGGCGGTGACCCGGCTTTTCTGAGCGGCGAGGCTGACCAGAAGCGAACCGCCCGCGCCAGGCACATCGCGGAATCGGTCATCACGTCGGTGCGTTCAGAGATTCAGATGATCCTCGCCAGGCGGATGGGCTTAATGTTCAAAACATGGCGCACCCGGCTCGATACTGTCGTGAGGCCGGCGCATCGAAAACTTGAGGGTGTGACGATACTGATCGACGACCGGTTCCAGACTATTGGCGGGACGATTTCCTATCCGGGGGATCTGACCGCGCGACTGGAGCTTCGAGCGAATTGCCGATGTCTAATGAGCTTCGGGACGGAACTTCCGGGCGGCAACCGCTGATGGGGGTTCTCCAGTTCGGGGTCAGCGTCCTGGCGAGCAGGCGTCTGGTGAGGCTCATTACTGAAGACAAGATCCTCGAGGACGCCCGGATCGAAGCCTTCGCTCGCTGGCCTCCCGAAGATCACAAGTTGTCGTATCTGATGTCCTGTAAGAAGTGCTTGAGCGTATGGACGGCGTTCGCCGCGACCAGCGGGTTGGTTCCCAAGACGCTGGTCGATACGCTGGCGGTCAGTGAAGTGACCATTCTCCTGATGAAGGGGCTCTCGCGGTGGGACTCCTCGAACGAGTGACCGGCTCGGCGAACGGCGTGGTGGAACTGGCGACCGGGCGAAACGGATCCAATGGCCAGGCCCTTTCCGCTGAAACCACGTCGTATAACAAGCCGCGAGGCCTGACTGCTGCGGCCAAGCGGATGAATCTGGGCTCCGAAGAGGACATGCGGGAAATGTCCGACCGGCCCTACGTGGTGTGGCAGGACGAGGCATGGGCCTATCACGATAGTGTGGGAGAGATCAACTACGGGCATGAGATGGTGGCTGCCATTATGTCCCGGCTGCGGCTGTACGCCGCCGTGGTCATCGACCCGGATGCTCCACCGTCGTCGGTCAGCCAGTTGCAGCGACGCCAGACCGAGCAGAGCGAAGACGAAAGTGAGCTTATTGAACGCGCCGGGATGGACTTCCCTGAGGATCTCACCGAAGAGGTTCAGCAATACATGCAGCAGGTTGTGGCGGATCTGGGTAGCGGCTACGGCGGCATTGCGGGATTGCTGAGGGCGTTCACGCTGAACGCTCTGGTGCCGGGCGAGATGTACCTGGCCCGGATCGACAATCGGTGGAGTATCCGGTCCACGACCGAGATAAACGTGCGGCCGGGCATGAAAAAGGCCCTGCTCCAGGAATCCCGGATCGTGCGGACCCCGAGCGGCATGCCCCGGGAACTGCCGGAGAACACCTACATCGCCCGGATCTGGAGACCACATCCGCGCTTTTCCAAAGAGCCCACTTCGTCGATGATCGCGCTGCGGGAGTCCTGCGATGAACTCCTGACGCTGCAGCGCATGATCCGGGGCGTGGCCAGATCCCGAATGAACGCCGGGGTGTTCTTCATTCCCGACACCATGCGGGTGGCGGGCTCCAGCGTCAACGAGGACAAGGAGGAATCCGAAGACGACATCGATGTGTTCATCGACGAGTTCTTCGACGCCATCACCACACCGATCACCGATGAGACGGCGGGAACGTCAGCGGTTCCCATGGTGGTCACCGGGCCGAAGGACGACGGTGAGGCTATCAAGCTAATCTCGGTGTCCCGCGAATCTGACCGGTTCCTGGTCGAGCGGACCGACAAGGTCCTCGAGCGCATTTTGTCCGGGCTGTACATCCCTAAAGAGAAGGTTTCTGGTCTAGACCAGGTTCAATACAGCAACGCCGATCAGGTGTCGGAGGATCTGTACCGCATCCATATCGAGCCGCTGGCTGTGATGCTGTGCGACGCGGTTACCTCGGTGTACATGCGGGTCCGGGTGAAGAAGAAGTTCCCCAATTTGTCCGCAGCCACTTTGGGCCGGCTCGCCATCTGGTACGACCCCTCGGCGATCTCCATCAAGTCCGATCCCAGCGAGTCGGCTTCGGAAGGGTACAAGGAGCACATCCTGTCGGCCGCCGCCTGGCGCCGCGCCAACGGTTATTCCGACACCGACGCGCCTAGCCAGGCCGAGCTGGCGCTGCGGATGGTGGTGGAGAGCACGGGGCGCAACCTGCCCCCGGAAGTGCAATTCCAGGTTCTGCAGGTGGCCCTGCCAGAATTGTTCGGAGAAGCCGGGCCGTTCGCCGCACCCGCCCCGGCCGCCGAGGCTCCCCGGGACGACCGTTACGGTCCTGGAGACGCGGTGTCGGCAGAGGTCAATGGACGCGACGCCGAATCGGCCCGCGCGGAAGTGACGACATGAGGGAGTCGTGATGAACAGCGTTATCCCACCCGTGACCACTGCTGACGATCTCTCCGCGGCGATCGCCGCCGGAGTAGAAGACCCCGGTATTCGCTGGTACTCCATGAAGATGGCGGACAGTTTCCGTCTTCTGGACCAGTTGCCTGCCGATTGGGAGATCAGCATGGTGGCCGCCAACCGGGAATTCTCTTCCGAGGTACGGGAACGCTACGCCGGGCAAGGCATCGCGCTGCCCGACGGTTCCTTCCCCATTCCGGACAAGGACGCCCTGCGCAGGGCCATCGCCAGCATCGGGCGGGCCAGTGACTACGATCGTGCCAGACGGCACATCATCAAACGTGCCCGGGCCTTGAAAGCCGTCGACATGCTTCCCGGTGATTGGAGCGTCACCGCCTCGGCTGGGAACGGTGATGATGACATGATCGCCGAAATGCTGATCCTGCAAAGGAAGAACCTGGAACGCCATGCCCGCATCTGACGTTCTCGTCGTCTCATCCCGGTCCGCCCGGACCTACCCTGTTCCGTCCGGGGTGATGGAGCAGGTCGGGCAGGGCTTGCGCTGGGCGCAGGCGTACGGAACCCAGGTCCCTGAGCCTTACCAGGCTGCTGCGGCGCTGCTGGCGTCGGGCAGAGGTTTGCAGCCCGACGAGATCGAAACCCTGGCCGCGATGGTCGCCGACCTCGATTCGCCGGTTCCGGGATGGAACGCGGGCGAAGACGGCTACCCGTGCCGGCCGCGCATCCTGTCCAGCCTGGCCGGGGGGAACCTTCTGGAAGCATGGAGCGCCACCGTCGCCGGTTCCTGGCAGCAGGAAGTGGAGCGGGAATCTTCGGCACTGCTGGCCAGCATCGGATTCTCTGAGGACGGCCCCGATCCTGAATACTCCTACATCGGGCTGTGTGCGGCAGGCGATCCCGACATCGTGACCGATCTGGTGCGCATCGGGCGCAACGGCGACCATTGGCGCTGGAATCCCGCCGAACCGATTTGGAACCGCGCCGATGCCTCGGTCATAGCGTCCCACCCTGGTGTGGAACCGGACTCTGCGATGCTGGCCGCCATCGTGTCGGCGCTGGCCGACGGCGACAAACTGTGCCTGGTGTACGGCGAGCCCCTGATGTTCCTGCCCGACGAGATGGCGACCACCGATTTTCCCGACGATGTCGAGACAAGCCTGACCGCTGCCGTGGTCGACGACATGGACATCCGGGCGGTGTGGGGCTTGGTGAAGATAGATCCCGGACCGGTGGTGTCACTGCGGGCTGCCGGTGAGTGGCGGGAAATGCCCGGATGGCCACGCGATCCGATGAGGATCGTGGTCCTGGACGAATGGACGTCCGCCGCCGTGGCGATCAAGGCCGACGCGCTGGGTGAGGTGCCCGACATCGTCGTAAGCGACGATGTTCAGACGATTCCAGAGCAGATGAGTCGGGGGGTTCTGGAACTGGCCGATGCGGCATTCGCCAAAGCCATCGCCAGTGTGAGTTCGGCCGTTCCCAGTGACGACGCGGTGGCGCAGGTGTCGAACCGTCAGGCAAACCGGAAACTGATTTCCGAACTGGAGCTCGTGCGGGACTGGACGGTGCTGACGTCGCAGCGGAATCTGCTCGCCGCCGCATTGGCGCCACAGGTGGAGCGGACCGTGGTGTCGGCCGGGGGACGCAATCATCCGGGAGCGGTCCGGCTGCGGAGGTACTGGACGCGGGGGCAGGGTGCGATGAAAATCGCCTGGGGCGCGCACGGGAACTGGCGGCGCTGCTATCGGCAATTGTTCAAATACATGGGCGAGCGGGCTGCCGGATATTGCCAGAAGCTTCACAAGTCACAGACCGGCGTGTACACCGGAAGCCGCGCCCACCGCAACCAACTGGTGGCTTCGGCTAATGCCAGCGCCAATTCCGGTGGAATGATCGCGCTCGTTCCTTCCGAAGCCGATCTGAACCGGCTGGTGCTGGACGAGGACGGGGCTGAACCACGTGAAGAACTGCACGTTACCCTGGCTTTTCTCGGTGAAGCGTCGGAGTGGTCCCCAATCCAGCGGGAAAAGTTGTCCCGCCTCCTGAAAACCACGGTCGAAGATGCGATCCGCCCCGATATCGATACCGAAGGCGGTGTCGAAGGAAAAGTGTTCGGGTTCGCGCACTGGAACCCCGACGGCGACGACCCGGTCTGGGTGCTTAGCGTGGGAGGCGCGGAACTCACCTGGGTGCATGACGTGATCTGGCAGTCAATCACAGATGCGAACGATGGGGCTGATCTCCAGGAATTGCCCGTTCAGCATTCTCCCTGGCAGAGTCATCTGACACTGAAATACGCGAAAACCCTGGATATGGACCCGGTTGTTCTGGCTGAACGGGTCGGATCTGTTACTTTCACACATATACGTTTGACGTTTGGATCGGATGTCACCGACATTCCGCTGTGATGAGCCCAATCCCTCGATGTTCAGGGAGCAATCGTGCTCACAGACGGAATTTACGCCGAAACCGCTCCCGACGGGTTCGACGAACTCGTGCAGTCCATCACCGCCGCCGCGCAGTCCACACTCCTGCGCCCGCCCAAAGAGTGGTTTGAGAATCCAGACCTGAACCGGGTCACCCCGGTCACTATCACCGCCGACGGACGGCTGTACGGGCACATCGCGCCGTGGGGTGTGGAGCACACCGGCATGCCGAATGTGACCGCACCCAGATCGCCGTCGAATTACGCGTTCTTCAAAACGGGGATCATCGCGACCGCTGAGGGCGACGACGTCCCGGTCGGGCAGATCACCCTGGCCGGCGGTCACATGAATGACCTGCGTGCAGGGGCCGGGAAGGCCGTCCAGCATTACGATGACACCGCCAGTGCGGTGGCCGACGTCAGCGTGGGCGAGGATAGGCACGGAATCTGGGTGGCGGGATCGGTGCGCCCGGGCGTCACCGGAGACCAGCTTCGTGCGCTGCGGGCCTCAGCGCCGTCAGGGGACTGGCGGCCCATCAACGGGCAACTGGAGCTGATCGCCGTATGCCAGGTGAACGCTCCGGGATTCCCGATCGCCCGTACCGTGGTCGCCTCCGGTGAGATGACCGCACTAGTGGCGGCGGGCGCTTCGGCCATGTATTCGGTGCGCCAGAACGAAGCCATCATCGCCACTGTGGAGAAGATGGAGAACCGGATTACCGTCCTGGAAGACAAAATCGCCGGAAATGAGGCTCGGGCCGTGGAAGCCGCTGCCGAGGTTCAGGAATTGGAGCCGGTTGTCGCAGGTCAGATGACTTGGCCGAACGGTGTGACGTTTAACATCCACAATTCCCCGATGTCTGTTCCGGCTTCTGATGGATCGGATTCGCGGGACGATAGTGGCGAATGAGTTGCTTGTGACTAACCAACATGCGAGAGTATGCAGCGAGCGATCGGTTCGCCGGTACCTCCGCATGATGACATCTGATGTACGCGGAGGTTTGCCGTGATCGACAACATTGCCCAGGGCCTGAAGAACATCGACAGCCTCACCCTGGAACAGCTCGAGCCCTTGATCGCCTCGTCTTTCCAGTCTTTCGACGTCGCCCAGCAGTCTGGCGACACGAACACGATGGCCGAATACCTTTCCGCTGCCCGGACGTTCACCGAGCGCCAGAACACTCTTCTGGCCGCCGACGGCGGTAGCTCCGGCAGCGAAGGCGATCCGCCGACGCAGGCGCCACAGGCAGCGACGGCCGAAGCCACCACCGCGTCCACCGAGCCTGAGGCCGATACCACTGCCGTGCCAGCTAAGACTGCTGCTGCTGCGCCGCCGCAGGACCCGGCAGTCACGGAGGCAGTCGAAGCTGCCGCTACCGACATCTCGGATGGTGCGGACACCACTGAGCCGGCCGAATCTACAACGGCATCGGCCGACATCACTGAAATTACTGAGCCGGCCGAAGCCACTACGGCTGCGGCTGACACCACTGAACCATCCGGAACCGGCGATACGGCAGGTGCGGATGCCGAGGCCGGTACCACGACAACTGAGGAGACGACGGTGACTGCTTCCGCAACTTCCGCCGAAGAGACCATTACGGTTCCCGAAGACAATGCGCCGATCCCCGCCGGGCGGGACGCGACACCTGTCACCATCACCGCCGGCGCGGACATCAAAGGTGTGTCCTCCGGATCGCCGTTCAAGAACCTGACCCAGGTTGGGGAGGCGTACATCAGTCGCATCCGGTCCATCCGGAACGCCTCTGGTGGGGATGGGGAACGACACACGGTGGCCACCATCACCGCGTCCTACCCCGAGGACCGCACTCTCACCGACGACGCCCAGGCCAACGAGAAGAAGATCAAAGCTGTTCTCAATCCGAAATCGGAAGCCATGGTCGCCTCTGGCGGGTACTGTGCGCCGCTCCCGGTCCGGTACGAGATCTACGGTCTCGGCGTGGCCGCCCGGCCGGTGCGCGACAGTCTCCCGATGTTCGACGCCGGCCGCGGCGGTGTGCGATTCGTCGCTCCCCCGGTGCTGGGCGACCTGGCCGGAGCGGTCGGGCTGTGGACTGCGGCCAATGACGCCAACCCCGGCGAGGCGTCCGGAACGCCGAGCACCAAAGCCCGCCTGAAAGTGACCTGCCAGGACCCGATCGAGGCCGAAGCCGACGCGGTGACCCTGCAGCTGGAGTTCGGGAACTTCATGACCCGCGCCTTCCCGGAGCTGGTCAACCGCAACAACGAACTCGCGCTCGTCGAGCATGCCCGGTTCGCCGAGCTGAACCTGCTCAGCCAGATGACCGCGCTGTCTACCGCCGTCACCGCGTCTGCGACGCTCGGCATTGGACGGGACTTCCTGGCGAGCGTGGCTCGTGCCGGCTCGGCCTACCGGAACCGGCACCGCATGCCGCGCAACACTCCGCTTCGGGTGATGGCACCCGAGTGGGTGCTGGACGCGATGCGGGTCGACTTCGGACGGGGCCTGCCTGGCGACACCAACGTCGCTTACGCCGATGCTCAGATCAACCAGTTCCTCAACGCTCAGAAGATCCGCCCCACCTGGCACCTGGACGGCGTGTTCGGCAACCAGGCGCCCGCCTCGGCTCTGGTGGACTACCCGGGCGAGTTCGTGTTCCACATCTTCTCGGAGGGAACGTTCCTGTTCCTGGACGGCGGCACGCTCGATCTTGGCGTCGTTCGCGACAGCGAACTGGTGGGCACCAACGACTACCTGAACTTCTCCGAGACCTTCGAGGGAATCGCGAAGATCGGGGTCGAGTCGCTGGCCGTCACCCAGACGTCGGAGATCTCGGGAGCGGTCGTAGGAACGGTGGCGCCCTGATCGCCGTAGCAATCCTGATGCTCAATAGTTCGTGAAAGGAGGGGACCATGGTCGCCACAACGCTTCTGGGAGGGCAAGTCCCCTCCATCGACGTGATCCACGTGCCCGAGGACGGTGGGGAACTGACCGGCCTGGGTCAGCCGTTCGACGCGTTCTCCTGCGGCAGAGAATTCTTCTTCGCCGAAATCTGTCCCGAAGACGAAGATGAGACCGAACTGCCGGACGCGCTGTTCGGGTACATCTCAGACGTGTTCGCCGTCGCCGCCCGGCAGAAGTTCCCGACCCGGTGCACGACGGAGCGGGCTACCCAGGAACTGATCGCCGCGTTCGGCGATGCCGCCGAATACCAATTCGGCCAGGTGCTGTGGTTGGGGAACTTCGGCGGCGGATCGGGGGACGTCACCGAGAAGCCGTTGTTCCTCACCTCCCCAGAGGTGGAGACGACGCAGTACAGCGATGGGGCCACATCCTCGGCCAAGGAACGCATCGCCGAAGTCCTCTCCGACGCGTTCGAAGCCCACCCCGAGCTGAAGCCGATACTCCACCTCGGGATGCGCAGCGCCCTGGAGGCGGGGGTAGACCTTCAGGTCCTCGGCATCCCCTACGTCGTCAACCCGGCCTACCCGATCGAAACGGTCGCCGTTACTGGGCCGATTCAGATCTGGATCGGATCCGTGCAGGACCTCACTCATGTCGATTGGCCACGAAATCGCAGATACGCCGAGGGCACACGGCTTGGCCGTATTGCTTTCGACCCGTGCCTTGCTCGCCGAGGCGTAACTTCATGATCGGAGATTGACATGCCCGCAAGTCCCGCCAGTGTCAGTGGCCTCGCACTTCGCATCTCCAAGCTCGCCGTCAATGGGGAACCTTTGGCCGGTTCGGAGACCGCGTATGTGACCAGCCGGTTCATGACACTCGGATTCACACCCGAGTACGTCGAGGGCGACGAGGTGGAAGAGAAGGCCGCCGATGGAACCGTCTGCGTCTACTTCAAGCTTCCCGACGTCCTCAAGCGCGTCACGTTCACTCTCCAGATCTGCGCCCCGTCCCCCGAATTGTCCGAGATCCTCGCTGGCGGCACTCTGCTGGAAGACGGCGGCGAAGATGTCGTGGGCTACGAAGGCCCACAGGTCGGAACCGAAGCCACCCCCAACGGAATCTCAATGGAGGTGTGGTCGCGAGCGGTCGAAGACGGTCGCCTGGCGCCCACGAACCCGTACTGGTGGTGGGTGTTCCCCTCCTGCCAGCTCCGGTTTGCCGGCGAGCGGGTGCTGGAGAACGGTATGCTCGCCAATACCTTCGAAGGGTGGGGCGTGGGCAACCCGAACTTCGGCGACGGCCCCGGAGACGACTGGCCGTATACCACCAGAAGCCCGTTCCAGTACGCCCGCACCGACAGCTTCCCCAGTGGCATCGAGGACTACGTGCCGGTGGGATCGTAACTGTCACCGTTGGTATTCGCTGGGCGAACCCCGTTACCCCTATTCTGGGGTGACGGGGTTCGTGCATTAGAGAGGGGCTGACATGCCACCTGCTGATCCAGGCAATGAGCTCGTCGTAGCCGGCCGGGTGCTGTACGAACTTCTCGGCAGGCGGTGGGTGTGGCCTCCGGTGCGGGCCGTCGAGGAATATGAGACTACGGTGCGCACGATCCACCTGGCCGGACGACCGGTCCGGGACGTGTTCAGCGTCACGGTCGACGGCGAGGACATCACCGGCTACCGGGTGATGAGCGGAGCGTTCATCCAGCTCCCCAGAAAGTGCGGGGGGCTGATGTGGAACTCTTACTCCGGATATTTCTGGACCGGTCTAGGGCTGCCGAATTTCGATCCGCTGAATCCCAGGTGCCCGCCTCCGGTGGTCGTGGTCGATTACCTGTATGGTTCCGAAGCCCCGGCTCAGGTTGACAACGCCATCGCTATTCTCGCCGACGAGATTTCCAAGTTCTACGATGACGACGATGAATGCCGTCTCCCGTCGAGAGTGCGGGAAGTGGCCAGCCGGGGTATCACCATGGACCTCGTGCCGTCGGAGGAATGGCTGACTGAGGGGCGTACAGGAATCCCGGAAGTGGATTTCGCCATCTCGGTGTTCAACCCTTCCAAAGCCAAACGCCGTGCCCGGGTTTTCTCCGCCGACCACCGGCCGGGACGCAGGCACCAACGAACAGGAAGCTGATATGAGCCACGACCCATTCGCACCCAAGTCCCGCAAGAAGAGCCCAGCGGATAAGCCTCAGACCGAAGCCAAGACTGTGCTGCCTCCGGCTCTCAATCCGCCGCCACAGACCGAAGCCCAGACTTCTGCCACGACTGAGACGATCGTTTCAGCGGAAACTCTCGCGCATTGGACGGCGCCGCCCAGCCAGGAATGGACGACGGCCGAAGAGGCAGAGAAGGCGGCCGGGGAATCGGCCGCAGCCGCAGAGGCGAAAAAGGTAGCCGAGAAGGCCACGGCGAAGAAGGTCGGGGTCAAGAAGGTGACGGCGAAGAAGGTCGGGGTCAAGAAGACGACAGCGAAAAAGACGCCTGCCACCAAGAAGACGTCTGGGAGTGGGGATTCGTGACCCTCGTCCAGCCCGATCCGCCACTGGCCGATGAGGCCGATCGGGTCTACTGGGAGGCGCAGCGATTCCTCGAGTGCATCGCGATAGCCGCGGACGAAGACCATCTGGATATTGCGTTGCCAGAATCGCAGTACATCGACATCGGCGATGACGAAGTTCATGATTGCCCTGCGGTGACGGTGATGATTCGCAACCTGCAGCCTGGGATTCCGCATGCGACCCCCGACGGCATCGGCCGGTTCGACATGCACAATCTCCCGATGTGGACGCTGAACATGCAGTGCGACATCGTCAGATGCGCGGCCAAGCCTTCCAGCAAGGGAACGGTGCCAACGTCTGACCTGAACGCTCAGACTCAGCAGGCCAGCCGGGACGCGGCGGTGCTGCGCGAAGCCGTCGGCATTCGGGTCGGAGACTTTTTCGGGGAGATTTCGGCGAACATCACCTTTCTCAGCCCGCTGGGGATGAACTACGCCACCAGACTCATAATCGGCTTGGCATTGCACTGATGGCCGTCGAATTCTTCGTCTGGCATGAACCGAACTACCGGTTCGTGTTCCAGTCCTGGGAAGGGATCGTGGGCAGGCATGTGAACGGCATCTGCGAGCAGACCCTGGCACTGGGCGCGACGTTCGTCACCGACACGTATGCGGGCGAATCCACCCGGTCTGGAAGCGGACGGCTGGTGGCCTCGTTCGAGATCGATCGCGGTCATGCGCGCAACGGCGACGTCAAAGCTGGGGTGGGGGCCAACCCCCGCGGCCGGCTGACCGGATACGCCTATTTTCAGCACGAGGGGACTGGCATCCACTCCGGCCGGGGCTTGTACCCGATACGCCCCCGCGCCGGCGGTCATTTGAGGTTTTACTGGCGCCGGGTGGGGCGAGTTGTCGTTCGGCAGCAGGTCAGTCATCCTGGTGTACCAGCAACTAAATATCTCACCCGGGCATTGGCAATAGCCATGCGGTGAGATATCCCGTCGTTCGAAAGGGATTAGATCATGGCGCGAAAGATGTCCTTCGTCACATATAAAACCGAGGACGACCTGGAGCCCATCGAGGTCGAATTAGGACCGGAGAATGGCAAGAAAGAGTCGTTCACTTTCGCTCCGATGATTCCAGGCATGCTTCTACTGGACTACATGGACGGCCTGGCGGACGAGGGCGACCTGAAAGCCATGTCCGACATTCTGCGTAGATTCCTTTTCGAAGCCGTTGTGCCCAAAGACAAGAACCGGTTGGACAAATATCTCCGGAACCCCGACAACATGGTCGGGTTCACCGCCCTGATGGACATCACCGAAGGGCTGTTCGAGGAGTACTCCGGAGGTGTCCCTACACAACCGGAGCAGAGCTCATCCAATGGGTCTGCTCCCAGTGGTTCTTCTGCTACGGACAAGCCCTCGCGAAAGGCATAAACCTCCGAACGCTGAACGCCCGAGACCTGATCGCCGTCATCGTCGTCCTATTTGAGGAATACATGATCGACCCTGAGTATGACAAGAGACAGCGGTTGCGGGCCATCGTGGCGGGACATGATGTCAAGCCCGAATCGATTCAGCAGGCCGAAAGGTCTGACCCGGCCGAGATCGATCCTGCGGACTCATCGGGGAACCCGTTCCCGGATCAGCCGCTGCCGGCCGATTTCAAGGAAAAGCCGCTCGGGTGAAGGCACGATACAGTTGACACCACTTGGATAGGGATTTCTGGTTGCCTGACGTGCGAGGAGGTCCCTTTCGATGCCCGACAACATCGTAGGCACCGCTTACGTCACCGTCAGAGCACTCACCCGCGGTGTACGGGACGAAATCCGGCGAGGCTTCGACCAGGGCGCCAAGCGAGCTCAGAAGGATGTCGACAGGCGCGGGCGTAAATTAGGCGACTCTTTCGCCGAAAGCGTCGGCGAGGGAATCACCGCCGGGAAAATCCCCGATGCGGTCGCTGGTCAAGTCGCCCAAGCCGGTCGGCAGGCCGCGCAGCGGCTTCGCGAATCCCGGCGGGTTTTTCTACAGATCAACAAGGACTATCTGGAGGACGTTCATCGCGAGGCGTTGCGCAGGAACCGCGAGGAAGATCGGCTGCGCCGGGATTCAGAACGTTCCGAAGAACGCTCCCTCAATGCGCGGTTGCGGGCGCAGGTCAGACTCAATGACCGGATACACGCACTCGCTTTGCAGGAGAATCGCCGCCGGGACGCGGAATTGCGCCGCCGCCGAGTTGCCGATGATCAGGCGGCCCAGGCCAGAGTGCGGTCCGCCCGGGACGCGGCGCTGGCCGAGATCCGGTCATCGATACGTGTCGGCAAAGCGTACGAGACCGAAACCCGCCGGGTCAGCAATGCCATCAAGGCGATGCGCAAAGGCCACGATGAACTGCTGAAGGAAGTCGAAGAGAACATCACCACCCGAGTTCGCAGGGGTGTGGATCGTGCGACTTTCGAGGCCCGCGGCGGTGGCAGGCGCATAGGCCGCACCCTCGGGCGGGCCATTGGGCGGGAACTGGCTTTCGAAATTCGCAGATTCCCGATCCTGCCCTTCGTCCTCGCCGCCTTCGTCCCGGTGATCGCAGGGGCTTCCAAAGTCATCGCGGCATTCGTCGGCGAACTGATATCACTGCTCTCCCCGATTGGGCCGGCCATCGGGGCTTCCCTGGCCATAGCCGCAGGGGCCTTCGTTGCTGTGGGCCAGGGTTTTGGGACCTTCATCACCGCCATCAAGACCGAAGGTCCAGCGCTGGACGCGTTCAAAGACCGCCTGGAAGAGACCCGGGACCGGTTGCGCGATATGGGTCATTCCATCCAGGACGTTCTTCTGGAGCCTCTTAACGACTCGATCGACCGTGCCGCCAACGCCCTGCTGCCCCGGTTCAATCGCGAGCTCACCCAGACCGGCCGCGTTCTGGCCAATGCGTCGTCCAGTTTGGCTGGCTTGACCGAAGACCCGTTCTTTCAGGCCCGGCTGGGAACCATTCTCAGCTCCAACAACCGCAGCCTGTCCTCGTTCGCCCAGACGTCGCGGAACCTGGCCGACATCATCGTCACCCTGCTGGCGGCAGCCACCCCACTGGTAGAGCAGTTCGCTGCTTACACCGCTCAGGTGACGTCTTCCTGGGCGGCGTCCCTGCGCCTGGCCCAGGCTTCTGGAGAGCTGGCCGACTGGTTCCGCCGCCAGGGTGAATTCTTGCAGCAGCTGGGACGGATCGCCAGCAATGTGCGCACGACCCTGGGCAACCTGTTCGAGGTCGCCAGCCGGGACGCCGAGAATCTGTGGAGCCGGATCGAAGGGCTCACATCCCGGTGGCGGGCGTTCACCGAGAGCGCTGCCGGGCGCAACCGGATCGCCGAATATCTCGATCGTGCCCGGGGCGTCGTCATTGAAGTGAATGGCCTGTTCGGAGACCTGTTCCGGATGGTCGGAAACGGTCTGGCCAACAACACCGAAAGTTTGATCGATTTCGTGCGGGCGCTGCGGTTCCAGGTGCTTCCGGCGCTGGCCGACATGGCTGAGGCTTTCGCCGGAATGGGACCGGCGTTCACCCAGCTCGTGGTCACCACGGCGAGTTTCTTCGCCGAATTGGCCAACACCGGGATTTTGAATACGTTCCTCACCACGCTGTCTTCTGTGTTCAGCGTTCTCCAATCCGTGCTGACGCTGCCCATAGTCGGTCAGGTGGCTCAGTGGTCTTTGGCGTTCCTGGCGTTCGGGAAGGCCCTGAACATCATCACTCTGGGTGCTTTCACCCGGGCGCTCACCCCGCTGCTCGGGCGGCTCGGCGAGGTCGGACTGGCCTTCAGGCTAGTGGGCCGCCAGGCGCTGGCCGCCGCAGGAGGAGCGGGCATCGGGGCGCTGCGCGGAAGTCTCGGTCTTTTGATGAGCACCCTTGGCGGTCCGCTGGGGATCGCCATCATCGGCGTGGTCACCGCTTTGGGGTTCCTAGCCGTCTCGCATGCCAACGCCGAACAGGCGGCTGCCGAACAGGAGGCAGAACTTCTCGAGCTGACCGGGACGCTGGACCGGGCTACAGGGGCCATCACCAACCAGACCCGGGAGATGGTGGCTGAAAAGGCCGAAGCTCAGGGTTTGCTGGGGGTGGTGGAACGGCTCGGCCTGGAGCAGGGTGTGCTGGCCGATGGTGCCACTGGGGGCGCTGAGGCTCTGGCGCAACTGGAACGTGCTCTGGAAGCGTCCAATGCCAGACTTGCCCAGTCGGTGGACCTCACAGAAGCCAACCGGTTGGCCCAAGAGGCTTCCAACGACGTCAGTTTTCAGTCTCAGGGCATGTCCGCCCAGTTGGAAAGCGCTCTGGAGAGTCTTAATTTCACCCAGGAGGATTTCAATGAAGCCATCCTCGAGGGCGGCCAGAAACTAGACGACTTCCTGGGTGGGCTGCTCCGGGCCGGCGCCATCACCCCAGAAGCGGCCGACGAGATCCGCACCTTGGCGGATGAGAATCGCGAACTGGCTGAATTCGTCGAACAGACCAACGCCGCGCTCGAAGCCGAACGGGACCGGCTCCGCGAAGTCGCCAACGAGGCGGGCGTCACCAGCGACCAGGTCCGCACCCTGGCGGACTCGCTGGAAGTTCTCGGGGACGAGTTCGCTTCCGTAGACGACAAGGCCCGTGCGCTGGACAACGCTCTCCAGGTGCTTTCTGGCGGCCAGCTCGACGTGGACAAAACCGCCCGAGACCTGCACAAGACCTTCCGCGATGTCGAAGACGTCTTCGTCGATACTGCCGCTAGTGCCGAAAAAGGCGAGACGGTCTATCTCAACTTGTCCAGCGCCATCGACGAGAGCACTGGAAAACTTGATCAGACCACCGAAGTCGGAGCGACAGTCGCTGAGACATACGACAATCTGTTCAAGCGTGCCAGCGACGCCGCTCTAGCCATTGCGCAGTCTGGCGGGTCGGCTGAAGATGTCCGGGCGCCGTTCGATTCGATGATCGGCCAATTCCAGGGTTTGCTAGAAGCCGCCGGGGCGACCCCGCCCGAGATCGAGGCCATCACATCGAGCCTGCAGTCGGTCCCGCTGGACACGATCGTCTCGCTGATCCTGCAAGACGAGGTCACCGACCCCGTGCAGGAAGCCGAGAACCTGCTGAACGAGTTCGATGGCATCGAAGCCGTCGCCAAACTCTTCGGAGACGATCTCGACCTGGCTCAGAAGATCGTCGCCAACCGGGACAATCTCGATGAACTCGACGCTGTCGTCGCCACCGCCACCGCGGATCTCGACGATTCCGATGCGCGAGACATCTCCGACAAGCTTTTCATCCTGTTGTCTCAACTCGATTCGGAGAATCCGACACCCGAGGCCAGTCTGGATCCTTCAGTGCTGTACCGCACCAAGGCGGCCGTCGACCGGCAATTGGAGAATCTGGGCAACCAGAAGCCCACGCCCGAGGTGCGTGCCGAAATCAGGGAATGGCAGGCCAAACGCCTTCAGGTTCTCGGCCAGATCTCGAATCTGGACAAGGAGCGCCCGACGCCTCGTGTCAACGCCGACACTCAGGTGTGGAACGAAAAGCGCCTCCAGGTCCAGCGGAACATCAACAGTCTGGACAAGGCCAAGGCGACCCCGACTGTCAGCGCCAAAGACAACGCCACCAGAATTCTTGACGCGATCCGGAACGTGCTAAACGCACTGCCCACATCTAAGACGATCAACGTGACGACGGTGCACAATACCAAAGGCGGTCTACGGGGATCTGCCGCAAACGGGGGCATTGCCCGTCCCGGAATGTCGATCACCACTGCTGCCGGGGGCATGATTCGTAAGGCTGCCGGGGGCCTGCTGGCTGAGCGTGCGCCGATGATCGCGCAGGGCGGGTCCAACATTTTGTGGGCAGAGCCGGAGACGCATGCGGAATCCTACATTCCATGGGCGCCTGCGAAACGTCCCCGTGCCACCAGAATCCTTGATCGCACGGCTCAGGAATTCGGGTACCGGCTGCATCCGATGCAGGACGGCGGGATCGTGTCCAGGGCCGCGTCCCTGCTGAACGAGAGCAGTTCCGGCACAGTGTCGACATCCACTGTGACCGAAGCCGCCCCAGTGATCCAGGTCAGTGTGGACGGCCCAGAAGTCCAGGTCAGGGCCGAAGAAATCGCTCGCCGGGTGATGACCGAATATCGTCGTCACCAGAGTCTATATTCGTCCATTCCGAGGGGGTGAGTCATGCCATTCACCGGTGTCATCACCGTTCCAGAGCCACCTCCGCCACCTCCGCCGAAATATCAGTTGCCTGCATTGACATTGTCGCGTGGCGATGACGTGCTACACCTACCGTTCACCGCGATTCCGGGACACATCTGGTGCATCGGGCCGGGAATCGAAGGTCTGGACCAACCCGCGTCCAGTTTGATCGAGCAGCGTGCCGCTGGTCAGTTCGGGTCCTATGCCCGCGGCATCAATGTGCCGGCCAGAGAGATCTTCCTGCCGCTCATGGTGATGCGAGCCAGTTACCAGCAGATGCTGGAGGAACGTGACGCGTATAACGCACTCACCTCCCCCTACGAAGGCCACACGGTGCGCATCACGTTCACTCGTCCCAGCGGGACACAGCGTTATGTGGATGCCTTCAGAGCAGGTCCGGCAGTGATCTGGGATCGCGGCACGTGGATTCCCCGGATCTCCTGGCAGAAGTTCGGCCAGGTGTTCACATGCCCCGACCCCTGGTGGAAGGGCAGTGCGGAAACTCTCACCTGGAGCGGCCCCGATCCGCAGAATTTCTTCCCCATCACGCCGGTCAGACTGACCTCATCCCAGATTCTCGGCGATCCCCGCATTGTGACCGTACGCGGTGACACCGTCTCTTACCCGTTCTTCCAGATTTGCGGGCCGGTGGAATCGGTCACCGCCACACATGTCGAATCCGGCCGTTCCTGGACGTTCAACGCCTCTCTGGAGGGCGCTAGCAGCGCGATGGACGCCGAGTGCGCCACCATTGACACTGACCCGCGAGTGGCCGCTGAGCGGCCTCCTGTGCAGGGTCCTGACGGATCGTCCTGGTTCAGTTTCCTTGAACCGCCCTACGACCTGTGGAGCCTGCCCCCGGGACCGCAGACTGTGCAGATCGACGCGACTGGCGCTGGACCTGGAACCAGCATCCGGATGACCCTGGTCGCCCAATGGGAGACTGCTTGATGGCGCACATTCCTTCGCAGAAGAACGATCCGTGGGCGGTCACGGTGCGTGACATCAACCTCAACGAGATCGAATCCGCTGCCACGTATCTCCGCCTGCGTATGGACCTGCGATTCAACGACATCGGGGAATGGTCGCTGAGAATGATGAACAACTCCCCCGCGGTGGCACATCTTCTCGAGCCCGGATCGGGGATCGTGGTCCGGCCGCTGGGCAGTCCCAACGTTGTGCTCTCGGGATGGACGAAAGAGATCTTCCTCACCGAGTCCCGGGACTCTGAAATCGGGTTTCTCACCGCTGTGGGTTTCACCGACAACATCCTGTTCGCTGATCTCGCCTACATCGACCCGTCCAACGATGTCGGGACTTTCAGTTCAGAGACGTTCGCCGTCACACACGACGTCGAATCGGGTCCGGCGGAAACGGCTTTGAAGAATTTCGTGGCCAGCAACATCGGCCCGGCGGCCGGCATCGCCAGGCGGCGCTATTCGTTTCTGAACATCCCGTCATCGGCTGGGCTTGGGACGTCGGGGACGTGGCGTGCCCGGTTCACCCCACTGATCAACCTGTGCCAGGAGATCGCCACATACGGGGAAATCGGGTTTCGGATCGTGCAATCGGCCCCCGGCGAAGTGACGCTGGAAGTGAAGCAGCCTGAGCAGCGTGAAGATGTCCGATTCAGTGTGACGGCGCACAATTTGACTTCCGCCGTCCTCATCTACCGCTCCCAGGATTCCACCGAGGCGATCGTCGGTATGGAGGGTGAGGGGACGGCGAGATCTTTCCTGCGGCGCGAGCAGCCCCCCGGCTCAGAGAATTGGGGTCATCGGATCGGTAAATTCCTTGATCGGGGCAGCATCGATGATGATGCTGAGGCGCGGCAGGAAGCGGACACTTTGTTGCTGGAAGACGCCGACACCGCTGGCATGCAGTTGTATCCCATCGAACAGCCCGGGACACTGTACGGTGTGGATTACGAATTGGGAGATGTGGTGTCCGCCGTGGTCGGCGGGGTAGAGGTCGCCAAACCGGTTCGCAGGGTCGTGATCGAGCATGAGGCCGGCCGGGCTGCTGACATCGTCCCCAGTGTCGGGTTGCCCACCGGCGACGGGGAGTCCTCCGAAGACGCACCTCTGATCAGAGATATTTTGAACAATCTGGGATCGTCAGTGAGGAGATGAGCCATGGCTGAGACTTCTGGCCCCTGGGACGGCAGTGACTTTTCCGAAGACGAGTGGCGCGAACTGTTCTCGTACTCCCGGATGGATGGAATCATTCGCCCGGATGGGGAATACCCAGACGGGCTGATCCCGTCGTTCTCATCGTCCAATCGTGAGATCACATTCACCCCGGGCTGGGCGCGGATACGGGGGAATCTCTATCATTCAGATGCGGACATCGTTATCGACGTTCCCGTCCCCAGTGGGAGTAACCAGCGCATCGACTACGTCGTGCTCCGGTACGACCCGTCCGAAGTCGTTCTTAACGACCGGATCAAAATGGTATTGGTTGAAGGCCAGGAGGCGTCGAATCCGAACCCGCCGACGCTGACCCAGGAACATGACGGTGTATGGGAGCACCCGCGAATTCGGATCGGCCCATTCGGGTCCGGGGCCATTACCGGGGCTCCTCGGCAGATCATGGGGACCGCGCTTCAGCCGACCACGTATGTCGGATCCGCCAATCCTAACGACCGGATTCCAGGGCTTCCTACGATTCACGATTCCCTGGGTGTCAGTGACAAGGGGAAAATTTGGCGGTACAGGGCCAATCTCAGCCAGTACGAGCTGCTCGGGGAGCCGCAATACGGCTCCATCGCCGTGCCCTCAGGGTGGCAGGCCTACCCCCAGCATGGACCCCGGTACCGGGTGGACAATCGCGGTTTGGTAACATTGCGGGGCTTGATTCGCAGGACTGGGTCCACGATTCAATTTGGGGAGACCGCTACCACCTCCATTTTGATCACAGGCAATATGGCCGCTGCCATACGGCCCGCCGACAGCAGCGGGCTGTTTTTCTCGTGCCTGGCTTACGTGCGAGTGGGCAGTTCCACGGGAGCAGCGAGATACGCGCCCGTCCGCGTCTCCTTCGATGGAAATCCGCACAGCAATTCCCGGCTGGAAACGATATCCGCGACATTCAATAACGACACGTTTCTGCGGCAGAACGAAAGCTGGATCTCACTCGCGGGCATCTCGTGGTGGCTGGACGATCCCGGGATCCCCCCAGTATTTCCCCAGTGATGAAAGGACTAGCATATGGCCCGCTATAGATTCGGCGAGGGTCTCACCTCGTTCGGTATCGAACCGCCCAGTTCGACCGGGAACGACGTGCAGTCGCTTCCGGACGCCACGGGCACGCTGTGGGACGATTCATCTGGCGGGAACCAGTATTTTGATCTTCTCGATTCCGATGAGTCCACCCCGCGTGAAGACGTCGAAACCGACTCCGACGGTTTCCTGGTCCCGTTCTACGCACCCGATGAAGTGTTCTTCGCCTGGCTGGATTTCGGGTCGGGGCGGCGTTTCCTGATCATCTCACTGGGATACCTGACCCAGCTGAACCTGCTGCTCAACACTCAGTATCTGGGGTATGTGGACGTCTCCACCGGGCTGGAGGATCGTCCCGCTGGCCTCTCCCGGGTGATCTGGATCGGGGGATCGTCCCAGCCAGTCCAGATGAATACCGGAGACGTGTGGCTGTCCGAACTCGTGATGGGGTCCTGACATGACGATTCTTTCCGAAGACATGCGCAACGTCCTGGCCGACGCCTATGGAGATGAAGCCGCGTTCTTCTCTCTCCATGATGGCAACCCCGGCTCGGGCGGGTCCAACGAGATTTCCGGCGGCGGGTACACCCGGGAGGCGGCCAGCTGGGGGTCGTCCTCGGGCGGCCAGGTCCAGGCTTCCGCGGTCTTCGATCTCCCAATTTCCGAAATCACCTACGCCGGCGTGTGGAACAGCACGGAAACCGTTTTCCTGGATTCGTTCGCTTTCGACGTCACTCAGTCCATCGGCATCGCCGGTCAGCGTCAGCTGAACGTGACATTTACGGTGATGTGACCATGGCCGTTCGCGAACTCAACGGAGTCGACGACGTTCTGGATTTCTCCACCGGAGCGCTGTCGGCAATGACGTACGGCACCATCGGCGCGATCGTCCAACGCAGTTCGGCCGGGTCGTGGCACTCCATTCTTACGTTTCACAATGCCTCCAACGCGCCCTTGTCCCAATTGGCGTATAGCCCTGATGACGAGATCAGCTTCTTCAGTGATTCCATCACCTCCGCCGGTCCAGCGGCCCCAGGCACGTCGGACTGGGGGCTGGTGTTCGTGCGCAAGGACACCGGCACCGCCGCGCCGCGATTCACCCTCTACGACTACACCGCCGATGTGTGGACACATGCCGACGGAGATGCGGCGGCAGGCGACTGGGGGCTGCCGCAGGCAGGTGGACTGGTCACCTTTCACTGGAGCTTCAATTTTGACCTGTGGCATGGCCGGGTGGCGGTGCGGGCCGCCTGGGCGAACTCTCTGCCCTGGGCGGCCGACGCCACCGGGGACGCCGCACTGGAAGCGGCGGGATTGGAGACGTCGGCGCAAAACTGGTTCGACGCGTCCCCCAGCGCATTGTGGTATTTCAATCAGGACAGCGTCGACACCGATGTCATCGACCAGATGGGGAACGGGGCGAACCAGACCAGCCGGATCGGGACCGCAGTCATCACCGGAGACGATCCGCCCGGGTTCTC